AACATCTTCACGGCTAACACTGTAGTGACAAACAGGGCGAGTACCACGCCAAGACTCAACAACCCGTTGAGCACGTGGATCCATGGGTTCAATATACTCACCGGTGTTGATCCAATGGTGATGAATGTCCAAAGTAAGAGCCACACTATCAGCCACAGCAAGAGTAACGTCCAAACCATTTGACATCTCATCATTCTCAATAGCGATTAGATTCCTGGCCTCGGGAGTGAGTCTGCCCAGAGTTTTCAAGAACTTGGCAGGCCCGCCTTTGCCCGACAAATGCACATTAATTTTAAAACCATGATCATGCCAGCCAGCGCCATAGCCCATCCAACGAGCCATGTCTGCATGATATTCAAATTCTAAAATACTGCGTTCTACAATTTCGTCCGACTCACTAGCCAACACACAGAACTGTCCAGGATGGAAGCTGAGTCGTACATCTAGTCGTCTAGCAGTTTCGCCAATGGGTGCAAAGATCTTTTCACAATGCGCCTGCACCTCAGCTCGTTGCCACCAGGTAATCCAATCTTTCTCAGTGTAGCCCTGTAGCATTTCACTGCCCAGACGTACCATTCTGCGTTCAGGCGGCAATGTGCCCACACGCTCAATCAGCCGCACAGCCGCGGCAGCGTTGTGGTTCATGATGTCCCACTGACGTTGCTCGGCTTCCGCCGCATGTTCGCGCAGCCATCGCATGGTAGTTGATCTGCCGTTTAGGTCACGGTCCTTTGCATTGACCTTCATGCCCCCGCATTCACTGGGATCATTGAGCCACTTGCAAGCAAAGCCAATTCTAGGTGTATTCATGTGTGTATTATACATGAGTTGCCTTTATTGGTCAACTAGTTTACCCGTTCCAAATCCAGTGTAACACAGTGAAATCCACCACCTAGTGTACGACTGTGGCGTAATTCCAACGGAATCACTGTAAACTTGCGTTGCTCCAGTTGGGCAATCAGGTCTGGTTGGTTCTTGTCCATGATCACTGTGGTTGAATTCACAGCCAGCATGTTCATTCCCACCCATTTTGACGCATAAGGATATTGGTAAAAGCCCTGTGCCACCACATCATCCACGTAGATCTTGTCCCAATTTTCAAACACTCGGGGGCAATTGGTGTCATTCACTCTGGTACCATTCAGCAGCACCAGGCCTTCACGTATGGGCACAATGGTTGAGTCAATATGCACGCCAGCATAGAAGTTGCACATTTCAATGTTGACCGCAGGAAACTGCTCACGCAGCCAGTTCAATGCGGCTCTATTGCCGCCTGCTGATTCCAACACCAACCATGAGTCATTGAGCCTGCAAACATTGGCTGCTTCCAAGATCATGCCTTCGTTTCTGGGCATGTGCAAGTAGTGTTCAGCTTCGTCAATGATGTTATAGTAGCACTGTGCTTCCATGTCTCTGCAGGGATACATCATCACAGGATTCACAATGGTACTACCATACACCAACAATCGGTCTCTGGGGCAGTAGGCACTGAGACCGTCGTGTGTTTGAAAGTTTAGGCAGGGATCAGGACGTTCCACTACCACACCCAAGTCTTGCAATGTTTGGGACAATATCTCAAGATCTTCGTTGGCTTCATCAATTATCCACTGTGCTACAGCACCTGAAGGAACTGGTGTTTCTTTCCAAGTGGTTTTCTCGCCTTCATTTTTGAACACAGGATCGTTCACAGGCCAGTTGGCTGTGTTGGCACGACCTACCACGATGCGTCGGAGTGAATCCCATTCGTTGTATGTTGATATCATACCCATCCTGTTATTTGCAGTGTATATCTAGGGTCTAGTCCCACATTTGCTGCCATGTGTGGCAAGTCATAAATCCATTCAACCACATCTCCAGCTTGCCAGTTAACTACAGGTTTTTCTGCACCTTCAAAGTAATGCCCTGATTGCCAATCTTCTAAAAACACCACTGCTCTACGTATACGATGTTCTTGCCCGGCTAAACCAAACAAGTCAATATATCGAACATATAGGTCACTGTGAACTGGCAAAATAGTGCCAGTGCTCATTCTGTAATAACTGGTGCCAATGTCTTTCCAGCCCATTTCTGTGTAGATATCAATGAATGTCTTATTCCAACTGGGTTGTTGACCACGCATGTCACACATGTCACCAGTGAATTGATTGGCATAGCCTTGACTGGTCCATAGTTCAACACTGGCAGGATCGTTGAACAACTCATTGGTATAGTCCAAACGTTTGTATTCATCATCCCAAAACATTGGGATATGATACTTAATGAGCTCTTGTGTTGCCATAGTGGACAACTTCGACCTCAGGAGTTGATGTAAGTTTGCGCCATGGGTCAACAATGATACTGCCAGGTCGGATGTCGCAATAAGGCAGTGTGTCCAGCTGATCACCGGTGTACTCATAAGTGATCTTGCGGTTGTGTGCCCACAAAAAGATTGCAGGTGTGTCCACTGTAGCCACAACATTGGCGGGATCATCTGCCAATGGATCAACGTACACCACTTTACGACCTTCTTGTTCAATGTAGTGGCCCACCAAGGTTGAGTATGAGCCAATACAGTATTCCACATCGGGTTTGTAGGCTTTGCCATGAATCACAATAGGCATGTTGTCATGCATCACACTCAGGTCCAACAAGTACATGGCCAAGTTCTTGGCCTGTACTTCACGTGCATGCATTACTGTATCAAACAAGTCATAGCCAATGTTGTATTCTTTGGCCAACCAACGCAGGGCAATGTTATCTCGGGGGTGGCAAGCACCTGCATCGCCCATGCCTGCTGTCATGTACTTGGGTCCCATGATGCGCATGGTGCTACGTGCCAAGGCATCTGTTACAACGTCTACATTGATGTTGCCAATGCGCAGGGCAAAGTCTTGAATCATGTTCACAAGACCAACCTTGGCTGAAATAAATGTGTTGTAGAAGATCTTGATGGCTTCGCATTCATCCCAGGTGCCAATCTCATAGCGTGGATCGTTTGCCATGATGGTTTTGTACAAGTCAATCAGTTCACCTGCTAGTGCATTGGGGTTTCCGTCTTCTGTACCAATCATGACCATTTCTGGATTGACCATATCCCACTTTACACTACCCATGGCAATCAAGTAAGGGTTGTACAAGAACTGATGCTTGCTGTCTAATAGAGGATAAAAGTGTTTACGTGTGGTGCCGGGCAACACTGTGCTGATCAACACAACCTTTTTAGGTGTGGTTGCATATCGGTTAACATTCTTGATTGCATCAATCACTGCATCATGTCCAAAGTCTCTGGGCTCCATGTGGCTGCTGGGCACTGATCCATCATATCCTTGGGCATGTGGTGTGGGCACCGCAATAAAGATCCATTCGCTTTCGTCAACCAACTCCGCAATGTCACAAACTTTTACTGAGTCGCTTTCACGTGGGTAAATATCGTAACCCCGCACTTCATGCTTCTCAGCCATGACTTCTGCACAATCGAGACCCAGTTTGCCGATCCCAATAAAACCAATTTTTTTCATATGAGTGTTCCTTTAGACAGATTATATCACTATTTGGCCGACTGTGTCAACCATGATCTAGTAATTTATCGCTGGTGGCCACATGGCTCAAGAAAAATAGAGGATCTTAAACCTCTATTGGAATACACTACCCAGGAATCTAACAGCAAGGCACAAATGGTATGTCACGACCAAGAACCTCTGAATTGGCAATTTTATTCCCGCAGCGACATAATACAATCTACACGAAATTTGTTAGAAAAATTTCCTGCGTTGACTCAACCGAAGTTGTTAGAATATCAAGCCAACTTTAATTTAAGATCAGTATTAATGATTCATAACTGTTTTGATAAAACTTTGCTGTTGCACTCAGAATACCGCAGCAAAAATTTGACAATTTATCAAAAAAACGATTTTGTACCAGTATATATTTGGAGCCACGCAATAATTGCACTGGACTGGTTTAGATATGCTCAACATGATCCTGCATTAAGTTATGCCCCAACACATATAAAAAAACCGTTCTTGATTTACAACCGTGCATGGTGCGGCACTAGAGAATATAGGCTGTATTTTGCGCAACAACTAGTATTGCATGGCTTGATTCCTAACACTGAAATATCATTTGCTACCGTTGACAATAACACACACTATACAAATCATGTGTTTGCAAACAAAAAATTTCAAATTCACTTGCACAATTTAGAACAAATTTATCCAGCTAACACTGCTAATTCAGACAGCAGTGCAGATTACTGTAGCTCAGATTATGCTGCATGCGAGATTGAAATTGTGTTGGAAACCTTGTTTGACGACACACGTTGGCACCTTACAGAAAAAACACTTAGGCCTATTGCATGCGGTAAGCCTTTTATACTAGCAGCCACACCAGATAGTTTGCAATATTTGCGGAACTATGGATTTGAAACATTTTCAGAATTGATTGATGAGACATATGATACTATCACTGACAGCCAAGAAAGATTAGATGCAATTATTCAAGAAATGAAAAGAATTGCTGCACTTGATGCGGACGCTAAACAAATATTGTACACAAAATTGCATGAGATTGCACAACGTAACAAACAGCGTTTTTTCAATGGATTATTTGATCAAGTGATAGAAGAATACAAAATTAATTTGAATCAAGCCATGGTTGTCATGCAACAGCATTGTACTTATAAACATCGCTCTGCAATTCAGCAACTTCTAGAACAAAATTAAACTGGAGTTTATGTTTCAAACCCACACAATAAGTATTTTAACCTACAAAGGACCCGCCTATGAGTTGGTTTAAACGAGCCCCACGACGACACGAACCCCCGAAACATCACGTGTATCATCCTCCCCAAAACACCCCTGCCACAGAGCGCATGCTGGAAGAAGCCAAAGCAGCCGGTCCCAGCGAAAAGAACAAATCAGTCAAGAAACTGTAACACTACTGTAATATCTTTGTGTTTAAATATTATTGTGCAATCGCACAAATTCACAAAGGAAAACACATGAAAAAAATCTTGGCCTTGTTGGCCGCAACACTATATTTGCTGAGTCCGTCAGCAAATGCTCAAAACACCATCACTGGGGCAGGCGCAACTTTCCCCTTTCCCATTTATAGCAAGTGGGCTGAAATCTACAGCGAAAAACACGATGTTCAATTGAACTACCAAAGTATCGGCAGTTCAGGTGGCATCAGACAGATCAAAGCCAAGACTGTGATATTTGGTGCTACAGATGCACCCATGTCAGGTGCAGATTTAGAAAAAGAAGGCATGGTACAGTTTCCTGCCATCATTGGCGGCACTGTGCCCATTGTGAATCTACAGGGATTTAAACCTGGTGAACTCAGAGTCACCGGTCCAGTGCTGGCAGAAATTTTCTTGGGCGACATCTCCAAGTGGAATGATGCTCGACTTCAGGCCCTCAATCCCGGCAAGGTGTTGCCAGATCAAACCATTACCGTTGTACATCGTGCTGATGGTTCAGGTACCACATTTAACTGGACTGACTATCTCAGCACAGCCAGTCCTGCCTGGTTGGAACGTGTGGGTCGTGGTGCTGCTGTAAAATGGCCTGCACCAAGTTCTGTGGGTGGCAAAGGCAATGAAGGTGTTGCTGCCAATGTGGCACGTATTAAAGGTAGCATCGGCTATGTTGAGTATGCGTATGTGAAGAAAAACAAACTGGTGTTCATGCAGATGCAGAACCGCAATGGTCGCTGGGTATCACCAGATGACACCACCTTTGCTGCCGCGGCTGCTGGTGCAGATTGGTTCAGTGTGCCTGGTATGGGCCTGAGCATTGTGGATCAAAAGGGCGACGCAGTGTGGCCAGTGAGCACTGCTAGTTTTATTCTCATGTACAAGGATCCCACAGATCGTAAACAAAGTGCCGAAGCATTGAAATTCTTTGACTGGGCATTTAAGAATGGACAAAAGGCCGCACTGGATCTAGACTACGTGCCGTTGCCAGATGTTCTGACTCAACAGATTCGTGACCGTGTTTGGTCACAGATCAAAAAATAACTGCTGTGGTATTGACAACACTACATAATATGTTATAATACAAAAGTAAATCTAAAGGAGAAACTATGAAATTTACGAAATTAGTCTTGGCTGCAGTATTTGTGGCCCTGACATCGCCAGCAATGGCACAGGTGGATGCCAAGGTCACAGGCCGTGTGCATTTTGACACACGAGCATTCCAAACAGATCTAACAGACTCTGTGGACCGTGACAGTGCCAGCGTGGGCGACAACTTTGAACTGCGTAGAGCTAGAATTGGTATCAATGGCAGTATCAACAAGCAGATCAACTATGAGTTGGTGGGCAATGCTGTTGGCGGTACTACTAACTTTATTGACACTGCGTTTGTCAATTATGGCTTTAATAAGTCAGCACAGTTACGCACAGGTAGATTCAAACAGCCTTTCAGCTTGGAAGAGCAAACTAGCTCTAACAACATTGGCTTTATGGAACGTTCATATGGCAATCAATTGGTACCAGGTAAACGTTTGGGCGTGATGCTACACGGCGAACCAAGTGCTGGTTTAGTGTATGGATTGTCAGCATTTCAAGGTGACTTCACTGAAAGTAACAACGACAACACCTTGGGCTCACAGTATGCGGCACGTGTGGCTGTGAACTTTGGTCAATTGATTGCTAGACCCAACACTGTGTTGCACTTGGGTGTGGCACGTACTGGTGGACGGTCACAGTTGGTGCCCACAACTTCAGGCAACACTGTGGATGCTCCCAGCACAACCACACGCGGTACCATTGTGTCCATGCGTTCAGAAGCACGTGGTATGAGCAATGTTTATCGTGCCCAGATTGGTGGTGACAAGATTGACACAGCAGCCTATGGTGCCACTGCCAACAATGCAGTGAGCATTCAGCGTACCATGAACGGTATTGAACTGGCCCTGGCACATGGTCCATTTAAACTGCAAGCAGAAAACTTTGACAGCAACTACTCAGCTTCGGCCAACACCTATAACTATGTTACAGGTGCTACCAGTTGCGTGACCACTGCTTGTGTGGCCACACAAGATGTTCGTGTTCAGGCCAAGTATGTAGAAGCCATGTACAACATCACTGGTGAAGACTTTGCCAAGAGTTACAAAGGTGGTGCATTCGGTGGCATCACCCCATCGTCGGTGTTCATGAAAGACTACGGCGGTGTTGTGGGCAATGGTCACGGTGCATGGCAAGTGGGTGTGCGTGTTTCTGAATATTCAGCCGCTGGCAGCAACAGTGTTGACGGTGCTGTGACAGGCAACCGCACACAAAACTCAACTGGTGCTAGAACTGTGACCTACGGTGTAAACTGGATTCTTAACAGCAATGCTAGAATCATGGCCAACTATGCTACCACCAAATTTGACACAGCAATTGCACCATTGGACACCACTGACATGGGCACAACCACTAAAGAAAATGTGGTCAGTGTTCGCACACAAATCAACTTTTAATTAAAACCGACCGCAACGATTGAGCGGCGCTGGAACTCGTAACCAGTACTAAAGGCCCAGAAGGGCCTTTTTTTACGACTGCATGAGTTGGTAGCCAAAATCTTTCTATGGTAGCATATCATACCATAAGTATTTTCCTAAAACAAACTAAGGCAGCAAATTAATGGATAGATATCGAGAACTTGAACAACTAGTAAAACAATTTAGAAGAGAATTACCCCAAGATCCCAAATACGCACACAGACTGGCAGAAGAACTAGAACTAATTAGAGATCAAAATTTTTCTCGACACTTCTTGCGTGTGAGAGAAATATTAGATTTAACCACAGACATACCACACATCACTCGAGGATCAGCAGGCTCAAGTCTTGTGTGCTGGCTCATGGGCATCAGCGATCTTGACCCAGTGGCAGAGAATATCCCCATAGCACGTTTCATGAATCCCAAACGTGACGATCTGCCCGATATTGATCTTGACTTTCCACACTGGCAACAGGCCACTGTGATGAATCGCATATTCCGTCGTTGGCCGGGACAAAGTGCCAGGGTCAGCAACTATGTAATGTACAAAGAAAAGTCTGCCAAGAGAGAAGCCGCCAAAAGGCTAGGAGCCAAAGGCACACTCAAACGTGGCTTTGAATTCAGCCAAGTATTGCCTCCAGAAGAGATACAGGAAGCAGAACGAGTCACAGCCAAACTTATGGGCAAAAAACGCTGTATATCAAAACACTGTGGTGGCATCTTAATTTTTGATCGTGCTGTGCCCAAAAGCCTGATCAATGGCAACAATCAAATCTTGTTAGACAAATACGAAACAGAAGATCTTGAACATTTCAAAATAGATATCTTGGCCAATCGTGGACTGAGCCAGTTGTGGGAAATAGATCAGCGTCCACTAACAGACTATCCTGAACATGATGAAAAGACCAGTGACTTGCTGGGTCGTGGTGATGTGTTGGGTGTGACTCAAGGCGAATCACCAGCTATGAAAAGACTGTTTCGCGCTTTAAAAGTCAAGAGCAAAAGTGACTGTACATTGGCCACTGCCTTGATCCGTCCAGTGGCCACACAAGGCAGACGCAAAGCCAGTGCGTTCCAAGACTGGAGTGCTGATACCATACAGCAAGACACAGTGGTGTTTGAGGATGATGCTATCACCATGATTGCTGATATCCTGGGTTGTGACATGTACACTGCCGACATGTGGCGCAGAGCATTTGCCAAACGCAATGAGGAAAAGATCTATGAGTTTATGCAATTGATTGGTGATCATCCCAAACGTGATAGTGTGTTGGCGTCACTACGTGAACTCAGTCATTTTGGACTGTGTCGAGCTCATGCCACCAATCTGGGCAGATTGATCTGGGCCTTGGCCTATCAAAAGGCACATAACCCTGAGGCTTTCTGGCGAGCCTGTTTGAAACACTGCGAAGGCAGTTACAGCAGTTGGGTGTATTATCAAGAAGCCAAACTGGCCGGAGCTGTGCCTTCGCCCAGCCAAGGTGGAGAGTGTGCTGAACTAGCAAGAACTGGTCGTTGGAGCAGCAGTAATTTTATTCCTGCCTGTACTGAAATAAGACGTCCCGGCGAAGTGGAGTTTTTGGGATTGGTGGCCAATTATCGTGTGTTTAAAAGCGGCGCCAAAGACTACATAACCTTTGCCACCCTGGGCACCGGCAACGGTCGTTATCTAGATGTGATAGTGCCACATGCCATGTCCTTTAGCGATCAACCAATCTTGTGGGGCAAAGGCCGTTTAGACTATACAAACAGTAGTGAATGTGTTAAAGTGTACAAAAGCAAACGTATGAAACTAAAGGACATTGAGCACATAACATAATGGCTAGACTACACATATACCCTCACAGTGAACCCCAACAAGATTTGCACATCATAGCAGACCCAGCGGCTCTTAGAGCACTGGCACAGGCCTGTATGAACGCAGCAAAGACTCCACAAGGATTTGAACGAGTAAAACTGCACACCAGCGACGGACACGAATACACTGCCATGATTGTGGCCGGTGTGAGTGAATCTGAATGGCAGACTGTACCGCCTGCCTATATGAAGTCTACTGTGCCTTCCGTTGCTACACTAGAAGATTACAATACTCTACGCAAAGAATTGCAAGCAGCCAGGCAAGAAACATTGCAGAATTAGATCACAAATTGTGTGATGTAGTATAAGTATCTGTACACTAATGGAGGGTGGGTTATGAAACAACGGAAATTGATTTCCAAGTTGTATCGGGCTTGCTTCGACCACGACGAGAAAACTATTCGGGAACTACGCATGCAGGAGTTCCAGAAGATTGCTAAACGCCGAGCCGAGGGCAAGTCATTTACAACTAAATGGACCTTGGTTAGAATTTAGACTTACATAAAACTGTAACGCTAATGTAACACATCTGGTTGTAAATACTAGATGCAAAAAACTTATCGCAGTATATTCATCAGCGATGTTCATCTTGGCACCAAAGACAGCCAGGCTGACAAACTCAACAACTTTCTCAAACACAACACTTGCGAAACGCTGTATCTTGTGGGAGACATCATAGATGCATGGAAAATCAAACAAAACAAATGGCGATGGAAACAGTCGCACACTAATGTTATTCGCCGTGTGCTGGGTCATAGCAAGCGTGGTACTAGGGTTGTATATGTAGCTGGTAATCACGACGAGTTTCTAAGACCCTTCATGCAGTATGGCATTGGATTCGGCATAATTGAATTGGTAAATCAAACAGAACACATAGGTGCAGACGGTCGGCATTATCTTGTGGTACATGGTGACATGTTTGACGGCATCACTAGACTGGCGCCATGGTTGGCAATGTTGGGAGACAAAGCATATGATTTCATTCTTGGGCTCAATACTAGGATTAATTGGATTCGTCATCGCATGGGTTTTGGGTACTTTAGCCTTAGCCTGTTCCTTAAACACCGGGTCAAAAAAGCAGTAGACTTTATATTTCACTTTGAACGTAATCTTGCTGACTACTGCCGGAAACGCGGATTCGACGGTGTGATCTGCGGACACATACATCACGCAGAGATCAAAGATATAGATGGCGTTGCATACATGAATGATGGCGACTGGGTAGAGTCATGCACAGCCTTGGTAGAACGCCATGATGGCACATGGGAAATTGTAACTTGGACACAGGAGACTGACAATGTGGTTGATGATATTGATAGCAGTACACAGCACGAATCCGCAAGATCAACCCGGAAGAATAGAATTAGTTTTCCCAAATCAGCTCAGTTGCGAACAGGTGTTGGCGACCATGCGATATGATTTAAAGTTTAAAACATTCAAGGTAACGGGGCAATGTCAAAAACAATCTTAATAGTCACAGACAACTTACCGGATCAGATCAATGGCGTGGTTACCACTTACAAAAATATTGAGGCGCATGCGATTCGCGACAACTATCGTGTTGTATATCTTGATCCCGGGCGGTTCCGCTACTTTGATTGCCCTGGCTACAACCAAGTCAAGATTGCCCTTCCCCGGAATGTGGGCGCGATACTTGAGGAGATCCGTCCGGATCATATCCACATCGCCACCGAGGGTCCTGTGGGTTTGCGTGTTAGACAATATCTTGACAAACATCATTATCGCTACAACACTGCTTATCATACTAAATTTCCAGAAGGACTTAGAAAACTGTTTGGCATACCTGAAGCCATTACTTGGCCTCTAGTGCGTTGGTTTCACAAACACTCAGGAAAAGTGCTGACCACGACTGAAACCATGGTACAGGAGTTGCGCGAGCATGGGTTCGACGGTGACATCATACCATGGACACGTGGTGTGGATAGAGAGATATTTTATCCCAGAGAACGCCGGCCCAATGCCAAGACCACCTTGGTATGTGTAAGTAGAGTCAGCAAAGAAAAGAACTTGGATGACTTTTGTGGCATGAGTTATCCCAACTCACGCAAGATTTTAGTAGGCGATGGTCCTTATCGTGCAGAGTTACAGTCACGTTATCCTGACGTGGAGTTTGTGGGATTCAAAACTGGTGCTGATCTAGCCTACTACTACAACCTGGCAGATGTGTTTGTGTTTCCCAGTCAGTGGGAAACATTTGGCATTGTGATGATCGAAGCCATGGCCTGCGGAACTCCGGTGGCTGCATATCCTGCTACTGGGCCATTGGATGTCATAGACGAAGGCATCACAGGATGTATGAATCCTTACTTGAAACAAGCAGTAACAGATTGTTTGTTCTTGCCCAGACATCGAGTTTGGGACGGCAGTCAGCGTTGGTCATGGCAAACTGCCTGGGAAATATTTCGAAATAATTTAGTGCCTGTTGTGTAATAAATATTACACAGGAGAAGCCACTATGAAAAACGCGGCAGTGGTGTTGTTATTTTATATCTTTAGTCATGCTGCCTACTGCCAAGAATCGGCACCAGCATTCACAGACACTGTGATGAAGGATACCTCTTTGATTGCGTTAGGTCAGCAGGTATGGGACGGTCAGTGTCGACATTGCCACGGCAACAGTGCGTATCCTGGCAAGGCACCCAAACTCAAATCTTCCAGCTACCAACCTGACTTTGTGTACGATCGGGTGACCAATGGATTTCGCAAAATGCCTGCCTGGCGAGATATCTTCAATGAACGGCAGCGTGTTGGTGTTACTGTGTATATCATGAGTGATACATTCGCACCCTGACAATAAATAATCGTTTAAGGAGCCATCATGCGTAACACAACAATGGCGTTCCTATTCTGCCTAATCAGCTCTATAGCCCACGCCCAGGAAATTATAGATTTACAAAAATCTTTAAAATGTTCAGATGCACAAATAGTCATGAACTATTTTGTAGACACACACAAAGAAATACCAGTCTGGGTTGGAAAATCAGTACACAACACTCATATAACGTTGTTGGTCAACAAAGAAACACGTAGTTGGACCATGATAGAATATGATACTAGATTGGCATGTGTGTTGGGTGCCGGCGAGGACAAGACCGGTAGCAGTCCTGAAATTTAAACAGTTCGATCAATATAACCAGTCCAGTAGTCACCTGGCGGATTGGCTTGATACTGCTCTACACGTTGCAACAAATTAGAGTAAAAACTGTCTAACTCGCCGTTCCAGCGTCCTGTTAGGCCTTTGATGGCGTGCAAACAATAGTCCCAGTTTTGGTCCCTATAGGCCTGCATCATGTCAGCATGTACTTTGATGTAGGATTCCATCATGGGAAAATCTGTCAAGGGCACTTTTTCAACCACACAATAACTGGTGCGTTTCTGGCTGTCAGGCGGAAACACAAATGTGTCTAATTCCAACACAGTGTAGTTGTCAGGCAAAGTTTCCAGTGCGTCTCCAAATATAATGTTCATGTGCGATCCTTTTAAATATGTATCATGAGTTTTGCATTTGATTTAATTTCTGACCTTCACGCCGAAACTTGGCCTGAATTTGACTGGACTGGACTGGCGACCAGTGCCCATTGTGTTGTGGCCGGTGACCTTGCACGTGATCGCGAAGTGGTGATCAATACATTGCGTCATCTTGCCACATGCTATCAAGCAGTGTTTTATGTTGATGGCAATGATGAACATCGATATTACTATGATGATCTGAATGCCAGCTACGCCGATCTAGTTCGCCGCATAAAAAAAATTCCCAACGTGGTATTTTTGCAAGACAATGTTGTGGTAGTAGACGGTGTGGCCATACTGGGAACCAATGGCTGGTGGACTTATGATTTAGATCCGTCAATAGATGCTGAACAGACTTCATTGTGGTTTCAAGATCAGTGTCAAGTTTCTGCGTTGGTTGCCAAAACTGTGGGTCGATTGGCCACAACAGATGCCAAGTACATGATCAGCAGCATCAAGCGATTGCAAACTCATGCAGATGTCAAAAAAATTGTTTGTGTAACACACACTGTACCTAATTCAAGTTTAATTGCTCACGACATTGGCATTGCTGACACCTTGCGATTCAACACCATGGGCAATGGATTCATGATGCAGGCATTGAGCGCCGACACAGAAAACAAATTGCACACCTGGTGCTTTGGTCATTACCATGGGAGTGTGGATCAAATACGTCAAGGGATAAGATTTGTCAACAATTGCAGGGGTAGGGGCGACACTGAATGGCGCCAGTATGTGTATCACCCCCTGCGTATTGTCATAGACGATTAATTCACTGTTTCGGGTTCCAGCTTAATTTGCAGTGGATAGCTCTGTGACCGTGCGCTAAGTGTTACTTCAATGCCTTTTTGTTCGGCAATTTCATAAGGTAATACGGCCACTGTGGCTTGCCCTGCTTGATGAATATCCACTGTAATTTGTTCTGCAGTCTCGGCAGTGTAGTCAAAATATTCAATCAAACTGTCTACTACGAAGTCCATTGTGGTTTGGTTATCATTGAGATAGATAACTTTGAACATAGGTGGCTCTTTCACAGCCTCTGATGGTTTGATTCGTGTGCGAACGTCGCTCTGTGCCATTTCTATTCCTTGCATTGTTGCTCAATCAGTGACAGCAGGATTGCTGTCACTGTATTTACATTATATTACTCTTTGTAAGAGATCGCAATGGTCTTTGGTTTGGCTTCTTCAGGAACTTCACGTTTCAAGTGAACATTCAAGATACCAAGTTCAAGATGTGCATTGCTGATTTCCACGTGATCAGCCAGTTGAAATTCCCTGCGGAAACTTCGTTCGCTGATGCCTTTGTGCAAGTATTTTGCAGTGCTGTCTTCGCTGTCCACAGTCTCACGGCTGTGTTTGCCTTCAATGACCAAGGTCTTTTTGTCCTTGGTTATATTTAGGTTGTCATGACCAAAGCCAGCCACAGCCAAACTAATCATGTACTCATCATCATTGATTTGCACAATGTCATAAGGTGGATAGTTGGTGTTGCCTTGTTGGGCGTTGACACGCATGAGATCATCAAACAAGTTATCGAAACCGATACCAAATTTGTGAATTGCGGGAAGATCGAATGTGCGAAGGGTTAGAGTTTTTGTCATTTGTTTTCTCCTTTATTAAGCAAGATGACTTTGAATTGTAGCCCCACCATGGGCACTACAACAGTATTTATTATAACACAAACCAGAATTATATTTTGTTATTTAGATCAGACACAATGCGATATCGAGCAAGAATCTTGTGCTGTTTGGGGTTCCAAGTCATGGCCCAAAATGTATAGGACTCATCATGATCAAAGGTGACTCTCAACTTTAGTCTTGCTGGTTTTGTACGATATTCGATGTGGTATTGTTCGTACCACATTTTCATAGATGTTTCGATGAGTTCTCGATCATGATAATAGCCTTGATTTTGCAAACCAAACTCAATGTACATCAGTAGGTGCGTGGCGGGAGTTGTTGGGCTTCTAGTTGTTTGCGCCAGCGATTCTTGGCTGCACTGCGTTTGAGTTTGCGGGCTGTAGTGGGCTTGATGTAAAATTCACGTTCGCGGAGATCATTTAGTATGCCAGAATTCTGTACTTTTTTCTTGAACTTGCGCAGGGCCTTTTCAATGTTACCGTCTTGGACTAATACTGATCTAGCGTGTGGTTTATTCATTTATTTCCCGAAGTGATTCAGGATTATTTACCAGGTCAGTGTTGATATTTAGAGTCTGTATTCCGCCTTTGCGATAGCGTGTTAAATTGTACATGTGTGGCAACAGCACACGTTCAAGTTCACTGTGCAAGCCACGGGCACCAGTTTTGTTGGCGATAGTACGCTCGGCAATCAAATCCAAGCTGTCTGCGCTGAATTCTAATTCAACTTGATCACGGTTGAATATCCATTGATACTGGCTGACATAACTGTGTTTGACGTCTTGCAAGATGCGTACCAAGTCTGCTTTGCTGAGTTCTGCCAGTGCAACCCAACTGGGGAAACGTCCCACAAACTCTGGGATCATGCCAAACTTGATCAGGTCTTCAGGTGTGGTTTTGTCCAAGGTCACACTGGTGCTGTCTGCCACAACCTGTGCAGAGAATCCAATTGATGTACCTTTCACACGGCTCTTTACAATGTTGTCCAGGCCCACAAACGCACCACCGGCAATGAATAGTATGTTGGCGGTGTCAATTTCCACAGTTTCACCTGCTGGATGCTTGCGACCACCTTGTGGTGTGATTCTGCACTTGGTGCCTTCTACCAATTTGAGCAAGGCTTGTTGTACGCCCTCTCCACTCACATCTCGGGTGATACTGGCACTCTCGCTACGTCGGCTGATCTTGTCAATTTCATCAATGAACACAATGCCGCGCTGTGTTTTTGCCACATCACCACCAGCGGCTGTGTACAGTCTTGTGATCAAACTTTCCACATCGTCGCCCACATATCCTGCTTCGGTCAAGCTAGTGGCATCTGCAATAACAAATGGCACATCCAAATAACGTGCCACAGTACGTGCCAACAATGTTTTACCTGAGCCTGTGGGCCCAAGCATGAGAATGTTGGCTTTTTCAATTTCAGTGTCAGGATCTGCATTGGCTATGCGTTTGTAGTGATTGGCAATGGCCACGCTCAACACCATTTTGGCATGATCTTGTCCAATTACGTATTGATCCAAATGATCTTTAATGGATCTAGGATCCAAGGTGTCATTTGTGATGTCTTTTGATTTTTCAGGCAGTTCGTCTTTGAGCAAGGTCTGACACAAGTCCACACACTCATTGCAGATGCTTACTTCATTGCCTACTATGAGTTTGGCTACACTATCTTTGTGCTTGCCGCAGAAACTACAGTTGTCTAAGGTTTCAGGTGTTTTCATTTATGATCTTATTATAAAGGGTGTCAAAGTTTTTGTCTAGCCACTGATCCACCGACTGTGGATTCCAAGATATTGTGGATTGCAGTTTATTTAAATCCGCACAACTTTCCCACTGATATTTCTCTACCATGTGCTCGGGCATGGGTTCTGATACCACTGGTATATTGTCAAACCGGCGTTGTACGCTGTGTGCAATGTCCTCAAACGTAAGTTGTCGCCCGGTGCCAATGTTGTATACTCCACTTACCTTGGCCGCTTTCAACTGCATCATAGCCGAGATACAATCGTCTACGCTGACAAAATCTCTTGTGCCCAAGCGGCCATTGTGATTCCACACAGTGAGTGGTTGCCCTGCAATGGCTCGTTTCATATATGTACGTATAGGACTGGGCTGTGCCTTATGTCCTTCGTTACACCCATATACATTGAAGAATCTCATGCCCTGCACAGGCACTGTAAAGTTCTGCGTGGCCACCCAGTTGTCAATAGCCAACTTGCTGACACCATACATGTGCTGTGGTTGTACTGGACCCCATTCGGGACTGTTTGACCAAGGACCATACACACTGGCACTAGACGCATAGGTGATACCACATCGCCACCGTTCAGCAGTTGTTATCCAATCCTGTGTGTCTTTTATGTTCTTACGTACAATATCCGCCCAGTTGTCAGCATTGGTTTCGCTGATGGCACCCATGTGAAATATCCATTCTACTGGTGTTTGTGCTGTGTATGTGCGTCCACGTGTGTCCCAGTCAAGACCATGTACATCGTGTCCTGCCTGGATGAGATACTGTTTAAGTTCGCTGCCGATAAAGCCGCGGTCGCCGGTTACTAGGATCATGTGTTGATGGGTCGTACACGACGAGCAATAGCATCAGCTTCTGCGTCACTCAACATGTCTGGGTCGTATTCACCGCTGGTGAGTTTGGCAATCAAATGCTCGATATACGCATCGTCGTATGTGTAGTTATCGGTTAAGTTTTTGTCCACAATAATCCAGTGATGCCCATTGAACTTGTACAGCACGTTGGGCATGGAATCCACACGCATGAATGTGTCGCCTTTGACTGGATTGGCAGGAAAACTGATACCAAATCCTGACGTGGGTTCTCTGCCTAGGTCATTGTCTGCTATCAATTGCATCCAGGGCAGTTGGTCAATTTTTCCTCGGGCAAGTTTGGCACGTTCTTCTTTGATAGTTCGATCAGGATTCTCACTCTTCCATTGTTTAACGGCCGCTCGTATTCTAGGATCCTCGTGATCATCATGATCATCATCTTGTGCCAATGCATCTAAGTATTCTGGAGTGAACACCACAGGTTCGGTGTGACGTGCCTGGTCGAACTCAGCAATCACTTCTTCTACTTCTGCTTCGTTGAGAGGATTTGATTGCAGTTCGTCATACATCCACCCTGGCGGATGCGGATCCTCAAACAACTTGCTGGTCTCAACAACCTTGCCCTTGGGCAATTCTGGTTCGACTGTCTCACGCAGTTGTGCAACTTGTGCATCAGTTAGCGGACCATCATCAGGTTCGTAAGCAGGGCGAAGTCGCCGTTCTCGTTCCCACTTCATGCTCTCTGTTGATGCCAACACCATCATGATGGCCAAGGGATCAAACACCACAACCAATATAATGATAACCCAACGCACAGCACGTTCTAACAAGTTGGCATCTGGGTTGTCACCGTAGATGAACGCCGCAATATACTTAATTGGCCCAACCTCTGCTTCGATCTTACGTACCTCGGCGGCAATAGGCGCACGGGCATCGTTAAGTTCTGCAATGGACTTCTGCGACTGAAGTATTTCATTTTGAAGTCTAACACGCTCTTTCTGCTGGGCTCTTCGCAGAGCCACAGCCTTGTCGGCACCTTTTTCATCTGCTGAGCGGCCCAATACCTGGTCCACTCCCTCATCCATCTGTTTAAGTGCCTTGCGGTTTGCTTCAATATTTTCCTTTTGGGTTTTGATTTTTTCATCATATATTGCAATCTTGCTTTGTGCATCACCGCTAATTAAATTTTGATCACTGTGTGCTTTGCTCAAAAAGCCAAAGATGCCCATTGATGTAATAACCATGAGCATGCACACTGCCGGTACCAAATAACACTTCATCAGTAGTCTACAACGGTGCCAGTATTCGTGCAACCATACTGTGACAGTGACCTTGGCCACTTCTAGTATACCACCCATGATTATGATGGGAATCACTGCTGAAGCAAAAATAGCAGTAAGTCCCAGTATACTGTACCAGGCTGCGACCACGCTCAATGATAGAGCAGTAAACAATGTAAAATAACTGAGGAACATAGATTTATTTATTGGGTGTTATACGGACTGTGACGGCTAGTTTAACTGCCAACCATGTGGCAATCTTTTGATCAGGCACATCAAACCAAACCCATATGGTCTTGCTGTCGTCCCAGATCAGGTTTTCCAATCGTCGTCGAACATGATTTTGGCCTCGCCAGTTGTTGGCACCAACGATTTGATTGAGTTCACGTATTACTGCATACCATGTGGCAATATCACGCAACTCGATCTGAATACGGTGCATGACCAAGGGCGTTGCTCTAAGAGAGTCAAGGGATTCAAACATACTCAACGCAGAGGTTTCAATTTCGACAGACATTGCTATCCTTCTCACTGTTTTTATCTACAAGGCATACTCCCCAGGGTACCAGCCTGGGTTTTGACCTGTTGCCAGGTCTAGCCAGTGTCTCATCCTACGGGATTTATGTTTCTGATGCCACGGCGCACAGCAGGACCGGTTGCAGATCTATTCCTACAGTGCCCATTAAACAACCCACCTCCCTGGTCATGCACAGTTATTATACTGCACAAATCAGGCGTTGTCAATGTTTTTCTTGGTTAATTCACACACAAAGAGAAACTGCTCGTAGGCCAGTCGCACAGCAGGATTGGTTAATAATTGTTCTGCTTCCTGTTGCATGGCCTTTAAGCCGGCTTCGGCCACTTCTCTGGCACTGGCAATTTCAATGGTGTAGACGTCATCACCCATGGCTTTGTTCAAGCGTTGCCAAGCCTGTTGTTGTTCAACTGTGAGTTCTTTACGGCGTGGACGCCATTCGCCGGCCTTACGCACAGCCTCACTGATTCGATCTTCTGCCACACGGCCAGCCGCAATCATAGGTGCTAGTGCAGGATTAATGTTGTAGCGAGTGCTACGTCCGCCAGGATAACACATGATCAAATGATTGCCTCGGGGCATGGCATCCATGAGTTCATAGTCATGTTCCATTACTGGATAATACCTACGTCCACGTTTTTCGTAGTAGATTTTCTTGGTCATAGATGCACTTCCCAGGCACCTGTTTCCTGATTCCAATGACGGGTGTCGTAGATTTGGAATGATATGCTACGACCAAACACGGCCAGTTCTACGGTCAACCCAGCATGACTTTGTCGTCGAGTATAACGGAATTCGAATCCAATTACTTGACGGGTTTGCAGTAGTTCTATTTCCCAGGCCTTGTGGTTGGTAATCAGCCCAGATCGATTCCACAGATTCTCAAAGGGCCGACCCCAAGGATTGCTCATACTAAAACCAAGATAAATCATGACAACTCCAAGTTTGCAACCAGTTGATCGGTAGGCACACTGTTTTGCACATAGCCCTCTGCCACCATGCGGAAATAGTGGCCACTGGGCGGCTGTTCGTAGGATTGGTCAGTCATTTGATACACCAACGCAGTGTCTGATCCACGGTCAGTATGCACCATGACCGAAAAACGAGTGTAGTGATAAGGATAGCCTTCCAGTTGGTCCAGAGCCGCCAGGTTGTCTTCTGTGATTTCCCACAGCACACCATCACAATAGTTTTCTATCGCAGGCTCAATGTCTGCAAAATGGCGGAATACTAAAGCATAGCCTTCAATCCATGCTGGACCCAGACAAACAGCACCCGGGCATCGGGCAGCCATTTGATCCAAGTTAGTGTTCATACCATAAGCAAAATATTTCATCAATTTATGTCAACTGAGCGACCCAAAGTAAATTAAACACACCAAGCAATACACCGGTGACTGCAAACCAAAAGTCTCTGCGATCTCCCGACACACGGTATTTTGCATACAACTCACCGGCTGCAAACATCATGACTGCACCAACGAACAAATACAATAATATCATATTTTTTCTCCTGCTTCAAAATCTCTAAAACGCAAAAACCTTGGGAATCTCAGGCTGTATGATCCGTCTTGGTTTTGCGTAACTGCATCAGCCTGGATCTCAACCAAATGACCAAGAAGAAGATCCCGGCTACGCCAATACTCATTCCTGTCGCCATCAGACAGGCCACTACCAACATTAACACAGATATGTCTTCCATTGTCATCTCCTTCACATATTATAGCACCCAACCGGTCAGCATTGCGACCAGTACCTTGTTCGAAACCCACAATTTTCAAATCAACTGTGATTGTGGGTTTCCATTTCATCCAGTAATCGGTGCGTTTGCACAGGTACGGGGCGTCCATGCTTTTGATCATGATGCCTTCAAAACCACCTTCCACGGCAGCTTCGGCATAGCGTTGCATGATGTCATGTCCTTCGGCTGTGTCCAAGTCCACATCCAGGCCGTTCATGATCTGGATAGGACCATCTTCGGGCAGTTTCACTCGAGCACGTTCCAAGGACTCGATTCGTTTGTGTTGTTGTGCGTTGAAGTGACCTTCTTGGAATGCAGCCAAGGGCAACATGTCAAAGATATGATAGGTCATGCCTGTGGTCACTGCATTGCTTTTGCGATGTGCTTGCTTCATCAACTTCTGAAAACTCTCGCCCACAATCTCGCCATCCAGCACTACACGTTGATGCACCCTGTGACCGCCGCCGTCGCCCAGCATGAACTTGGTGCTGTGTTGCTTGATGGCCTCTTCAATTTCAGGAAAATTTTCAAACACCTTGCCATTGCGGCTGTACAGTGTGACATCGCCATCTTCAATCACTGCCAACACACGCACACCGTCCAGTTTGCACTCCAGGCGTTTGATGCCTTTTAACTTCTTGGGCTGGTCTGTGCTGTCTTGTGCCAGTTGGCAAGTAAACACAGGAATTTTCCACTCTGTCTTGCCCAACACCTTGTTAAGTGTTTTCTCTGAAATGCCGCATCGCAGGTCTTTGGTAATAACACGTCTACAAAGATTGTTCCACTCTAGGCTATCAAAACGTTTCATTGTTTCCAGGATAGCATCTCTAGCGCGATGTCCAGAGAATGATCGTGTGCGCAGGCCTTCCAGCAAGCCCCAGAACACAGGCCAGGGATTTTCAGCATGTTCAATGCCTTCGCTCTCGGGCACTTGTTTCACATGGAATGTATAGTAAGGATTGTATGCTTGGTAGCAGTTGAACAAAAAACACTGAGCGTTGGCACTGCCCAACTTTGAGGCCATCAAGGCTTTTTCAATCACTCGTTCTTTGTGCAAGCGACTGTCAGATGCTTCAAGGTCCCTTATCCAATCGGCTGCCACAGTGATACCGTTGAATTGTTTGTGTGAGAAGTCAATGTCATTCATATATTTACAGTGTTACCATGATGAGTTATAGAATACTTTCAAACCCAAGAACATTTCTGCACGGGCTTCTTGGATAAATTTCAAGTCATCGTTGTAATAGTGTGTGTCGGCGTCACTACCAAAAAAGAATCCTGACGTTGCCGGAAGTTCACGTGCTTTTACTACTGCTTCTAGTTCATCCAAGTCCTCGGCGGTGAGCTCTAGTTCAATGCCATTGAAGTTGTCTGCTTCACGTAGTTGATTACCTTCCCGTGTCAACCACAAACGAGCCATCCAGCCATGCAGGTTGGGATGTTTGCGCCAGTAACAAATTTGGCGTGGCCGATTGACATTGGGGTTTACAAATTCGCCAGCGTCTGCATCATACTCGGCACCTTCGTAAAATTCATCTTGCTGGCCTGCTCGAGCAGCCACGTATGCGTACATGTCAAGTCCCATGTTTTTCTCCGTTAATCAAGTGGTACATTTTTCATTGGCTCAGTGCCATTCCAGTGTGCCTGTGTGACACACACGCCTTGGTACTGTACACCCATTGGGTGCTCACCTTTTTTGGGCAGTGTTTTGATTGCTCGTTCGCATGCAATTTTGGTGGGCATGGTCACAGGCACTTTGTCCATGAAGTTGCCGCCGGGGCTGATAAAGGCCACAAGTAAAATCCATTCATTCATTATGCGGCCTCCAACATGTTGGCAGGAACTTTCCACAGTGTGGCACCGTCTTTGACTGTGACATACTTGATGGCAACCTTTGTGACTGTGCCCTTTACTGTGACACCACGTTTGGTGCTGTGAAACTTCACTGTGTCACCTTTGGTAAACTCACGAATTTTTACTGCACGAAGTTGAGCACGAGCATACTGTACAGCACTGGTAATTGAGTCCAGCTGTTCGTTTGAGAAATTGCTAAACATGATCGAAGTGTTAACTTCTTGGATTGTTGCGTATGTCATTTCAGGCTCCTTTTGTTACAATATGTCCATATTATAGCATTTTGGCAATTATTGGTCAACCGCCAAAATTGTAATACTCAAGTATTACATTGCCCAGAATGATTCTGAGCTGGGCGAGCAGAAGTACGGTGTGTCATAACGTTCCTGGTATGTCTTACCAGTCATCATGTTGCGTTTGGTAACCCAAGTCTCATGGGGTTCCACAATAAAACCCAATTTAGTTTTGGATTCAATCACAGCCCGGATATAGGCTCTGGTTACAGGAGCAAATTCTTCTTTTGCAACAAGACGCTTACCGCCTTTGACACGTTTGTCAGATTTGTACAGTTCCAATGTGTATTCAACTAGTGCAGTCATCTTGGCTCCTTTTTGCTACTCTATGTCAATATTATAGCAAATTGGGAATTATTGGTCAAGTAGCAAAAAAGTATTACTTTTTAGGTTTGCACTTGTGCTCGGGCTTCTGCGGGTGTGTATTCACTGCTACTCAGCGTGGCCTGTGGTGGCACAGCATTGGGCAAACTGGGCACTGCATTGTCAATTTTCAAGTTCACTGCATTGATACCTGCGGTGTTGCGTCCCTCGCGTAGCGCACCCACCATGGCCTGACCATACTGATTGGCAGTGTTGGCAACGCTTTCCAAGAACTGTGCTGCCATACCTGTTTGTGTTTCTTGACCATAACCGGCCAAGGAAGGAATAAAAGCAGTGATAGGCAATTCAGCACCAGCAGTCATTGTGGCATAGTTGATGCTGGCTTTGGCTTGAAATGCTGCTTCGTTGGCGCTGTGCGAGGTCATAGTGTACCATGCAGTGTTCAAACTGGCAGTGGTTGTGGCACCCATGGCAGTGATGGCTGCACCAACGGCTGCATTGGCTGCTGTGACCAAGGCAGCCAAGGCATCATCATATGTGGCATACACTCCTGCAGCCGGTCCACTGGGTATTGTGATAGTAGGCGGCACACCAAACACACTTGTGACCAGGCTGACCATTTGTGAGTATATGGTGCTGAGTGCGCTGAGATTTCCAGCAGTGAATTGAGCAGAAATGGTCGAAGTCACTGTGGGCAAATACTCATTGTAAGGGAATCCAATTGTTGAGCCAAAAAAGTCTGTGGTCAGATACGTGCCATTGGGACCTGATCCTTTGGCCAAATAATTAAAATAAAATGTAGGCACTGCTGCCGGTACAGGTGTTGTTGACGGTCCATTGATTAGATCAAGTCCCTTGAGTGTGCTCAACTTCTTTGTATAAGCTGCTGTTTCGGCCGCTGTTTGTGTGAGTGTGGTCATTGTAGTATCGCCGCTAGTTGTTGTGTGGTAGTGCCACCTATGCCTTTGACCTGTTGATAGGCAATTTGCAGTGCGCGGTTGGCCTGTGCCTGTGCTGGCGGAACTATCTTGGCCAAATCATCACAGCCCTTGGGACTCACTGTGCCAGAATTCAATATGGGTTCAATCGCACTGTTGACACTGCCATCGGTATTGTAGATCAACACAGGCCCATCAGGGGTGGGCAATGTCAAACTGCTAAAACTTGTGGGGTACAGTTTTACAGGATTCAGCAGATCTGCCATGGTCACAATGTTGGGTGTGCTACAATCCAAAATTTCCAACACTTCGGTCAAACAATCACCAGTGACATTGACCAAGGCTGGGTAGGCTGCTTTTTGCAGTACATCAAATTGATTTGCAGTTAGTCCATTGGGGTTGAACAAACTTTGCACATTGTTGTTCACAAGATCGGCAATGTTTCGATCTGACAGTCCTTGTGCTTGCAATGCCGTGGTCACACACGGTGTAGATCCATTGATCATGTTGCCAGCCTCGGCAAGATTTTGCAGCAAACTGGCTGGTGTTCCAATTTGATCCGCTCGTGCAAATTTTACAGCACCACCAATGTTGGCCAGATCGGCACCAAACGCCGGAAAGGCCAAGTTAACTTTGCCTAAGTCACCAGATATCAAGTTGTCCATACCAGAGTAAGTAGGACCAAGGAAATCATCGCTGTTGACATTGACTGCACTGTTGATGATACCATTGGTAAGACTGATATAACCTTGTGCCGCACCAAAAGCCATTGCAAATTTTCCAAAGTCACCGCCGCCTAGATAGGTACTGGCTGCTGTGGTTATGCTAGAGGCATAACCAGCATTGCCCACAGTCCATGAAACATTGCTGGGCACACTGTCGCCCAGGGCTGGACAATAACTACCTGATACACTTGCACCAATTGCTTTGAGGCTGGCCAACGTACCAGCACTGATGTTAAGACTGACATTGCCGGACGCTTGTCCAATGGTGTAGATCAAACTGGCTATGGGTGTTAAGGCATTGTAAGCAGCCACATTGTTGGCCAGTTGTGTGTTGGCCGTAATAACATTGCCTGAGTACATGCCCACGCCGGCCCACAGTTGTAGTGGCGTTGCAATTGAGTCAGCCATTATGCTGCCCTCACGGAAGCAGATCCTGCTGTGCGTGGATGTCCACAGGTGTCACTATCACCATCGCGGATCACAGAGCGGTTGCCAGCACGCACTGAGCCGGACCCCCCGGTGGTGATTGCACTACAATGTATGCCACATCCATCTTGTCCACAACAGGGATGTGGTGTTACTGATATGCCAGGCACAACAATGGGACGACCGTTTACTCGCACAGATGCCACTCCTGAGGTGTTGATGCCTCCTGAACTGTTTGGATCACCTTGTCGTTGTACTGCTGGCATGTTATCCCATTAAGATTTTACTGCGCACAGGCTTGATGCCTGTTGTGGCTTCCAAATAACTGTCCCCAACGTCTTCACGCACAGGAGCGATCATGGCCACGCTAGATATATTTACCGTGACTTCTGCCTCAGGATCTGCGGTGAACAATGAGTTCATCAATTGTATGCCCTGCTGTCCGGGCACCACTGCCACAGGTTTGCTGATGGTGTAAGTACTGCTGTCTAATGCTGTGATTTTTGCCACAATTTCTTCACCATAGCCCATGCGCATGGTGTATGTTTTTCCTATTTCGACGCTCATTCTAGTTCCTTTTTAACTATTGCCAACTGATAATTTACCAGGCCCAACTTGAGCCTGTGATAAAACATATTCACAAAGGCATCAATACTTTGCTTACAACGACCCAGGTAATGTTGGTCATCTTCCCAGAGATAGTCATCAAACAACATCACGCCACCTGGGCGCAACAATCCAAAGCACATCACAGCATCAGCCAAGGCATCATCTGCATTGTGACTGCCATCAACATAGACGAAGTCGTATTGACGTTGATCCACAATCAGTTGTGCCAGTGCAGGAAAACTCATGTTGGCATGGACTTCTAATTTTTGTTCTGGCTTCTTGACTTCTGCTGTGTTGGCACGGAAGATTTGTTCGATTGAACGATCCTCAGGTATTGAATCACTACTGAATGCTGTGACAGGGCGATCAGCAAATGGATCTATACAGGTAATTGTGCCTGTGTCTGACAGCATGTTTTCCAACATCCAGCAGGTGCTACGACCTTCATGGCTGCCTATTTCTAATATGCTATCAACTGTTTTTTGTTTTTGTAAGTAGTTGGTGATATAATCAAAATTGACCAGTGCATTGCTGAACCAGTCAGATGAGAATTGTGGCATTACATCAACCTTTGACGCAGTTCCTGAAATCCGCCCACATACTCTTTATCCAAGAAGATTTGTGGCACTGATCTAGCAGTGGGTACTGACTCTAATAATTGTTCACGTGTCCAGTCTTGACTGATGTTGCGCACTTCATATTCGATGCCTTTCATTTCCAACAGGCTTTTGGCTTGTTCGCAGAAGGCGCATTGGTCCTTGGACCATACTATTGCTTTCATATTATTTTCCTTTTGGGCTCTACTTTAATAATGCATGGTGAATCAATACGATCCGACATGGCTTTGACACCATCTGCCCAGGCATGCATCTTAACTGACAACCAGTCTAAAAATTGCACTCGCAAGCAGCGATTCTTTTCTTCAATCCGTTCAAACTTGCTCATCACGTTGCGAATATTCTGGAAGTCTTCAGAATCTCGTATTGCAGGATTAGGTTTATACATATTTTTCCTTTTATAAATCTGGTAATTCGTCGTAGTCAAGAGAGTCTGACATAACTCCCAAAACATAATTGGTACTCTCATTTTCTTGCAAGGCCGTCTGCTTTTTGCTGGTGTCCACATGCTTCATGAACCAAGGAATGGGTGTGCTACGTGGTGCAGGTTCCAGATACTTGATACCAATCTCTTTGAGTGCGCCCACTGCTGTGTAGTCCACAAAGTCTTTGAGAATGTTGGCGTTGAGTCCAATCACCGGACCTAGCTTGAACAAGTAGTCGGCCCAGGCCTTTTCTTCGCGAATCACATCCAGGTACAACTGATACACTTCGGCTTCACATTCTGCCTTGGCAGCAGCAAAGCGAGGATCTTCTTTCACAACCTGATTGATAATCCAAGCAGTCCAGTCCTTGTGCAGGATTTCATCTTGCAGGATCAGGCTAATGATGTTGCCGTTGCCAATAAAGATACGGTTCTCAACCATGGCCAGACTAGTGGCAAAGCTGACCATGAAGCGGAATGCTTCTAGTGCATAGCTGGCGTTGAGTGCCAACCAGATAGCCTTGATATGTTCTTGTTCAAGAACCATACCTGTCATTTCACTGCTGAGTTCTTTATGGCAATTTATTCTGTGCAATTCATCGTAGTACTTGCCCACACTTGACGCCATGTCCACAATCTCTTTGGTGTCGTGAATGGTGTTGAACACTTCCTTGGGCACGTTGTAGATGTTGCGAATGATGTGACTGTAACTTCTACTGTGAATGTTGGTTTCGAAGAAACTCCAGTTGTACATCAAGGCTTCCAGTTCAGGTATGCTCACAACAGGAGTAAACACCTGTGCAGGACCACGACCTTGCAAACTATCCAAGGCTGTTTGACGCAACAGATTTGATGTAAAGATATGTTTCACAGTGTCACTGGCTTCCTTGAAGTCATTGGCATCTTTGGTCAAGGACACTTCTTCGGGAATCCAAAAGAAGCCACGTGCCTCTTGTTCAAACTTCACAAGTTTGTTGTACTTGACTTCTTCAAAGCGTTGAATTGTAACAGGGCCTGCTGGGTCCAAGAACATCTTGCGACTTAAATAGTCTGTTTTTGTTGATAGGTTGTATTGTGCTTGGCTCATAATTTGCAACTTTCACAGTCTTCTACATCATCAAAGTCAATCACTTCCAAGGGTGCTTCTTCCTTGGCAGCTTTAGCACCTTGCTTGTTGATTAGACTGTAGTAAAATGTCTTGATACCCCAGTGATGTGCTTGCATTAGATTTTTAGCAATCAATGTGGTAGGTACTTTGCGGTCTGCAAAGTGTGCAGGATTGTAAAATGTGTTGGTGCTGATTGACTGATCAATGTATGCTGCTAGTACTGCGGCAGTTTTTAAATAGCCCACACAATCTTTTTGCGCCCACATCATTTGATATTTGTTTTTGAGTCTATGGTACTCAGGTACAACTTGTGTCAAACTACCTGCTTTTGATTCTTTGACTGAGATCAAACTCATGGGCATTTCAATGCCATTGGTTGAGTTGATAACAACTGAGCTAGACTCCACAGGCGCCACTGCCATCAAGGTGGCGTTGCGCACACCGTATGCTCGCATGTTGCCACGCAGGGTGTTCCAGTCTAGCGCAGGATCAGGTGTGAAGTCGGTGAGTTCGTTGACACCTTTGGCTCTACGTTCCCAGGGAAACTCTCCACGACCATACCGTGTCTTGTCGCTATCCTTGCAACGACCACGTTCTCGGGCCAGTTCTACAGTGGCTTCGGTCAAGTAGTAGGCTTGATGTTCCATCCATGACTTAACTTCTGCCAAGGCATCCTTTTCGCCATACTCTAGTCCACGTTTGGCGTGCCAGTAAGCCAGATTTGTAATACCAATGCCTAAGGGCTGGATTTCATCATTGCTGAGTTGACTTTGAATACTCAAGAAGTCTTGGTAGTCCAAGATGTTGCAAAGGCTGCGTTGAAGTACACGACAGGCTCTGCGCATGTCTTCAGGATGGCGGAACGCACCCCAGTTGATCGAACCCAAGGTACACAGCGCAATACGACCTTCCTCATCGTCCAGACGTTTGAATGGCTTGGTGGGCAACAGGATTTCACAGCAGAGATTGCTTTGGTAAATGGTATGGTACTCAGGATCAAATGGTCCTTGGTCCATGACATTGTCAATGAACACTAGATAGATACGTCCAGTATCGGTTCGTTCCTTGAGAATACCACTTTTGAAAACTTCCTCCGCAGCCATCGTTTTCTTACGGAGGCCGGGCGTTTTTTCATATTTGATATAAAGTTCTTCAAAGCGAGCGGTGTCTTGATAAAATGCTTCATAAAGGTCAGGTACTTGATTGGGGTCAAAGAATGTGATGTTTTCTTTGTTCTTGAATCGTCTCCAAAAGAATGCACTCAGCACAACACCATAATCCATGTGTCGCACACGAGTTTCTTCTGTGCCTTGATTGTTTTTCAGCACAATGAGATCATCAAACTGCAGATGCCAAATGGGATAGAACACCGTGGCTGACGCATTGCGGATACCACCTTGACTGCAACTGCGTAAGTCGCCAAACCATTTCTTAAGGAAAGGTATCATGCCGGTGTGCATGATTTCGCCACCGCGAATTGGTGAACCCAATGGGCGTAGTCGCCCAATCTCTAGGCCAATGCCAGCACGTTTGCTGGCATACTTGGCCATCATCTCACCGCTGGCAAATATACTATCCAAGTCATCGTCTGATCTAATAAGAACACAACTGCTAAACTGCTTAGTAGGAGTACCAAGCCCAGCCAGCACAGGTGTGGCCAGAGTGAAGAGTCCGTCGCTGGCTGCTGTGTAGTATTCTTTGATATAGCGCATGCGAGCTGTGTTAGGCTCTTCTTTATGGAATACAGTGGCAGCAGCCACCATGTATCTAACTTGCGGAGTTTCATATGTTTGTCCTGTGCTACGATTCTTTACTAGATATTTTTCGATCAGTTGTTCTACTGCGGCATAACTGTATGATTCATCTTTGGCATGATCAATCATGTCATGCATACGGTTCCAGTCGTCCTCTGAGTACCATTCTAGGAGTTCGGGAGTGTACAGGCCAGTGGCCACGTTGGTCTTCACGATCTCATACAAGTGGGGAGGATCGTAGGAACCGTATACATCTTTGCGTAGCATGCTGAGTCGTTGCTTGCCTGCCACGTACTGATAGTTGGTGTGCCCAACATCAGGGTTGGACTCCACGTCAATTAGATCCACAATGGCACGTAAGGTGATACCGTCAATTTCTTTGGTGGTAATACCGTCATAAAAGTGCAACTGTGCTTTGATCTCTACCATGCTTTGGCTAACGTCTGCTATGCCTGCACATACTTTGGCAATTTGGGTTTGCCATTTTTCCAAGGCGAGCGGTTCTCTATGCCCACTGCGCTTTACAACTGTGATGCTTTTCATTTTATCCTAACGAATTTTTTGTTTTACTTGTTCTTGACTGACTTGCCGCCGGGGTTTTGACCGCCCCAGGCTGATATTTACGACTTGATCAGGATCCCAATTCAGTATATATTTCTCTTTGTTGACCAGGACTAAATTGTCGCTTTGATACTCAATCATCTGGCAATCTTGCAGGTCTTCACGGTCTAACATAGCTATAGTATACATGATTCCCAAGCCTCTTGCAACCGGACAGTACTGGTTATCACTCAACAACTGCCAAGGATCGGGCCAATCCTGTTGGTCATCCCAGTGCAAATGATAGGCGGTCCAAGGAGTTTGGAACCACCAAGAATTGATTTTGATCAAAGCAGGCTCTGAGTCCAGTTGACAACATTGCTGTCTTAACTGTGCCCAACTCTCCAGCCGCTCACTGAAGTCTCTAGGCCACATTGTTTTTAATAGCTACGGCCCAGGTGTGTCAGACTGTAATACATAGTACCAGCGGCCCTGCCGGAATCAGACGCATAAGAAACTGTGACTGTTCCACCAACATCTGTGACATTGAGTGTGACACCGGTAGTGGAATTTTCCACATAGTCATCAGTGTAACTAAGTCCATCACCAGCTGAGTCATCAGCATCATTGGCAATGGTCATGGTGCCGGTTCTAGCACTGGTTTCCACAATTATAGTATAATCCATTTTGAATGCTTTGATAAATGTAGTGCTCACTGTGAACAATGTGGTATTGGTGGCACCGGCTGTGATTGTGGCCTGTTGTCCAGTTTCTCTAATGAAACTGCCCATTTGTATCTGAGCTGCACTGTCTATGCCTATGCTGGCAGGTATGGTGGCAGTGGCAGTGGCATAGATTTTGATTCTAGGATAGGTGCTGCTGTAGGCAGTGGTACGCTGAAACATATCGCCAATGCTGACATTGTTGATGGCATCAATTGTGATCACAGGTGCTGCAGGACTGGTGGTGCTGTTGAAGTGGTTGCCCACATCATAAAAGATGTTGTATCCCGAAGCGTTCAAACTCACACCATTGATGTAGATACCTTCTTCATAGATATCGTCAAACACATTGTGCATCACACGCACACCAGTGGCTCCACCGTTGACCGGTGTCACACCACCCAAGATCACACCTTGATACAAGGTATCAAATTGTCCATTACTGATCACTGCACCGTTGATTTGTTGTGCTGTGTTGACGGCATAGGTAAAGCCTGAAAATCTACAATTGTCAAACACAATTTGTGAGCAGGGCAAACTAGAAGTGCTGCTCCAGTCAATGGCCTTGGTATTGTCAATTGCGGTTGTGAGGTCAGCAGTGGTCAATGGCCCAAACACATCAACATTGTTGAACGAGCAGTTCTTGGCTTTCTCAATCAAGATACCTGTGTTGAGTTGGTTGGTTTCAAAAGCCATGCCTGTAACTTCAATATTTTGTGGTGCTGTGAGAATGTTGACTCCAGTGTTACCTTGTGCATCAGCAGTTTGTGCAATATAACTAGGCAATGCTTCCGCTGCCCAGTAAAGAGTCAATGCTGGCGGAAATCCGACCAGCCCCACAGGTACTGGTGCTATGCTGCGATAGTACAGGCCATTTGTCACATAATATACCAGCACTCCTTGAGCATAGGCAGTATTGGCTGCCCAGTTTTGTACGTTGAAACTGATTATGCTACTGTTGGCCCCTTCACCATACAGCCTGGCAAAACTAGGTATTACAACACTGTCTGTAACAATGTAGGTGCCAGCAGGGAAAAACAAACTTCTACGCACCTGTGTGTTGTTTTGCACACAATACAGTTGGAACAACGCACGATTGATAGCGTCAGTGTCGTCGGTGGATCCATCGCCCACGGCACCAAAATCTGTGACCACAGCATAACTGTCCAGCCTGCTTTGTATGCTTTGTGAAATAGGTGTGCTGGGTGTGGCACCAGTTTGTACGGTGTATCCGGCTGCTTCACCTTGGTAGGTGTACTGGTCAGCAAAACCTAATATATCTGAATATTCTGTGAGAATTTCAGTGTTGCCCACTGCAGGAGCACCTTCTTCCAGTGTGCCGTTGCCAATGAACAGTCTACGGTCATCCACTGCCCAGCCCAGTTCAGCACCAGCCAAGGGTTGGGGTAAATCTACTTGCAAACCCTTGCGGGCGGTGATTCGTGATATTTGTACAATTGCCACAGTGTGATTCCTTCGGGTATCACATATTTAGCAAGTAATACTGTTCAACCTTTTTCCACCATAGGTCCCGGTACCGGTCAAACTCGCTGCCTTCCAGCACAAATTCTTGGTATTCGGGCTGTGTGAGCATGTTCATTTGTTCGTCTAGCTGAGGTTTCACACACATCAAAACTACACCTTTTCGGATTTTTGTGCCGTGCAATTCGTTGTGTGCTTCTGCGTAGGCGCACAACTGCACAAAGTAATCGTCAATCCATTCACGCTTTTTGGGCTTGTTGGTTTGTTTGTAGTCCAAGATGGTTTCTTCATTCAAGTGTATACCCGCACCATCTGTAGTACCTGCATACACCTGGGGGAAATACAGCGGAACTTCGATGCCCCAGAATTCACTTACATTCTTTAGGCCGTGTTCTACAACTTTGTGTGCCATGGCATGGCTTGCCCAGGAGAATGGATTTGTGCCACGGTCTTTGATCACCCCATCTCGAACATACTGTTCAAGGTAAGTGTGCATGCGGGTGCCACGGTTAGCTGCTTCTGTTGTGATGGCTTGTGCTTGTTCCGTACCTACCCTGGCTCGCCAGTTTTGCAAGGCCCGTTTGCTTTCCTCGCTTTTGGTTTTGTCAAGTATGGTTGTTACACTGGGTAACTTGTTGCCATCGGGTGTGGAATAATATCTCTTGCCTTCGATGGTCACACGAGGAACTGGTTGGTAATCAAATCGGGGGTTTAACAAATTAAACTCTAAAACTTTCTCCGCAACCACAGCGGTCACGTTCATTGGGGTTGGTGAATTCAAAGCCTTCATTAAGGCCTTGGCGTACATAGTCTACTTGTGTGCCCGACAAATACACATCATGTTTTTTGTCAACCAGCACACAGAAATTGTTCTGAGCATAATTTATAGTGCTGGGGTCGGGCTCATATTGTTTTACATATTCTAGCACATAAGCAAGCCCTGAGCAACCTGTGGTTTTTACTGCCAGGCGTATGCCAGCATAGCCTTTGAGTTCAACTAGTTTTTGTACTTTGTTTTTAGCAGTGTCAGTGAGTGAGATCATGCTTTTTACGATAGTCCTCTACGGCTGCTCGTATTGCATCTTCAGCAAGAATAGAACAATGAATCTTGACTGGTGGCAATGCGAGTTCCTGAGCAATCTCTGAATTTTTAAGAGATGCCGCTTGGTCAAGCGTTCGTCCTTTAACCCACTCGGTAACAAGAGAGGATGAGGCAATCGCACTGCCGCATCCGTATGTTTTGAACCTGGCATCTGTTATAATTCCATCTTGAACTTTGATTTGCAATTTCATCACATCACCACAAGCAGGTGCTCCTACCATGCCTGTGCCAATGCTATCGTCTATTTCAAACTTGCCCACATTACGTGGATTTTCATAGTGATCAATTACTTTTTCTGAATAGGCCATGTGATATTCCTTCGCTGATTATAGCGTATTTACTGATGTTTGTCAATTAGATTGGTTACAAGCCGCGGTCTTTGGCAGCAGCTGATTTGGCTGAGGCAGCCACAATGTCTTGTGCTTTGTTTACTGGCATTTTGGTGGGTCCTTCAGGTGCTGAACCTTTGTATCGGATTATTCGGGGATTTTGGGAATCCATGGGTTCCAGCACACTGTCCAAAGGAGGCTGACTCACAATGCTCACAATGTTTTTTTCATTAACTGGAAATCCTAAACTACGAGCAGCAGAAATAAATGCATCGGTGCTGATCTGTTTTTGTGCGTTTTCGTCATCGGCCCGGCCAGAAAGAAAGTTCACTAGACCCAATAATTTTTTTGGATCTGGTGCACCCCCGGATTCGACTTCGTCGATTCTCATTATCTACGTGCTCGGCCCAGTGCGGCTCCTGCTGGTGCAGGTTCTTCAGCATCCATTTCAGCACCTATATCTGCACCTATATCTGCACCCATCTCAGCACCAGGCATTGGTGGAGGTACTGCGCCTGGCATGCCACTGGCAGCCATGCTGGTGTCTAGTGCAGCTGGTTGTCCTGTGACCACACCCAGTGCGGTTTCCAGTTGTTGTTTGGCACCTTGTAAGTTTTGCACAAGACCTTGTAATGCACCAGTGACATCACTGTTGAATTGTGTGGCTTGTTCCATGCCAATTTGATTGCGGATTGAATCTACTAGAGCAGGCAGTTCTTTGAATTGCATCTCTGTGGTGTCTTCCAACATTGATTGCATTTTGTCTACCATGTCTTGTGCAGCCAACACAACTTGTGCTTGCTGAACTTCAGATTCTTTCAACATGCTGTAGGCTCTACGCAAACGGCTTTCGGCAGTCATCAACGCAGCACCAGCAACCATTTTTTGTTCGTCAGGTGTGAGATTTTGGCCAGTTGTACTTTTCTTTATTGCTGCTGCCAATTTGGGATCCTTGACATCCACTGCGGGCTTAACACTGGATGTCGTAGCAGCGGTAGTAGGGGCACTGCTAGAAGTAGTAGGCTGTATGGGAACTTGTTCTTCCCGGATGCGACTGGTCAATGCTTGTTCCATCATCACAAGTTTCAAGTAAGCAGGGTTGCGCTCACTGGTATGACGGCTGGGGCTACGCTGATGTTCAGCAATCACACCACGCACACGTTTGAGCATGGTATGTGCTTCTCGCATTGTGAGTCGGTTCACAGGCATCTTGGTACCAAAGTAACTTTCAAATACTTGGGCTACTTGGCGGCTCTTTTTTGGTGTGGCCAGTTCGGTTAATTTCATTTGGCAAATCCTCTTAGTTGTAGATATTTAGCCGAATTTAAACATTTTTCAAGTTCTTGATTCAGCAGTGTAAGGTTCTCAATTTTGGGTGCAAGTTTGGTGCGCACTATTTCACGGAACTCAGGGCGTGTACTGTGTTCTGCTTGTCCACTACGGCAGTGGATGTCAGACGTAAGTGATTGTTTTTTGTTGTCTAGTATACGGATGTTTTGTGCTAATTTATATTGTTGCAAGTGATCTGCCACGCACCATGACATAGCAGTCTTTTTACTGCTGAACATGCTCACAAGATCATCACTGTGATACACAGCAAAGCCTGCAGACTCAGGTTTTAAATGATAACGTCCAAATGCCACATAGCCACCATGTTCATCGTCAATGATGAGTTCAGTGTACACACGTTTGAGTTCACGCTCGGCAAAGCGTTCTAATTTTTGTTCACGGGTCATAGTGTTCGAATGTAGTGAGCTGTGAGCCATCCTACCACAGCCAACAGTGTGCCGATGATGCCAATGCCCCAGGCAATAATTTGATCGTTGCGTTTTTCGCCCATTCGGCGCACAATGTCATGCACTTCTGACACCATGCTTTTGACTTCAGAGATTTCATTTTCCACTGTTTCTATCTTGAGTTCCAGCATACGGTAACGTTCTGCACACAGCTCAACGTGGGCTTCGAGACTTTTCTTTTCAATGTCAGTGGTATCAACCATGGTCAGGCTCCAATGGCGTATTTATGGCGCTGAACCAAATGTTTTGATTGGTTCCTTGAGCATGCAAGGTAGCGGTGACTGCTTCTGCTTCGTCTAGGCCTGTGACCATGGGCACACCTTCACAATCACCAACAAGTCCATCTAACTCATCACTGCCAAAGTTGCTGCCAAGCACACCTTCAGATTCAACATCAAATTCAAAATGCCAGCCATCAGTGTGTTTTGTAGGTGGCACAACATTCATGGGCTGTGTTCGCAGGCTCATTATTTGCAACAAACTCTCCCAGTTGCGTTGCTGATTACGGCTGCGGTTCCATTGTTCGGCGGTATCGATCACCAGGCCTGTCTTTGTGGTAAATGGTAACTGCTGTGGGCGGAGATGTCCTGTGACACCAGTAAAGGTACAATCAAAAAGGGTGCGGCACAAGACTTTCATTATGTGCATATTTAACGCCAAAAGGAAACCCTGGATTTTTTACGTCCAGGGTTTGGTTGAGACCGAACTGATTACAGGTTAGTGAATGTTGCGCTGGCAGCAACGTTGGCAGTTGGAATACCAATGTTCAAGCCGCCTGTGGCGTTGGCTGTTTGAGCAGCAGCAACCAACTGAGCAGTTGTGTAACCACCAGCTGGGTAGATAGCCAAGTTGATAGTACCGGCTGTGGCACCTGCTTGATAGAAAGCAACTGTACCGCCAGGAACTGTCAAGCCAGCACCTGATTGAACTGCTTGCAACACATTGTTCAAGTAACCGTTGACGTTACCAGCATTGGTAAGTGCAGCGTTTGCTGTGAGTGTGAAGAATTGTAGTTGTGGGCCAGACAACATCACTGGGCCTTGGGCCGCAACGTTTGCTGTTCCAGAGATTGAACCGTTGGCCACGTCCAGTGCAAATACTGGTTGTGTGGTTCCGTTTGTTTTTGTAAACTGTGCCATGATAAATTTCCTTTAAAGTTAAGTGGTCTCAGTGGACCTGCTTTTATTTATACAATCGGTAAAAATTATGCCTGTTGTGGATTGTTTCTAGCCGCATTTCTTGCTGTAAAGTCAAATCTATTTACCGCTTTGCTGTAGCCTGCAGGGGTGGCCATGACCCAACCTTCGTGTCCAGGATCTTTCAAATCCAGTTGACGCAGTACATCCAACTTCAAGTCGTGCAACAACAAAAACAAGGTAAATGCCGCTGCCAAGCCTTCTGTGTTTGAAGTAGGGCTCTGTAGGTATTCCACAATGTTGGCAAATTTGCGTGGAGTTACCTTGGTCTGCAGCCAGTCACCAAACCCTGACAGCAAGTTGTCAAAGTTGCCCCCAGGTTGTTTGATTCTGAAGTTGATGTAGTCCACACACAGTTTTGCTAGATCTGTGAGTTGTTGTCTTTTTAGTTCAGCAGGGTTGAACAAGATGTCAATTGCAGCACCTTTGTCTCGCACCAGTGCTTTGATTTGTTTTGCAAGATCTGTGTTTGGCACCATTTCTTTGGCAAAGATAGGCTCAATCAACAACAGGCCCGGAACGTCGTTGAACTTCACTCGCCGCAATGGTTGCTTGGGGTCACCTGCATCAGAGTACATGGTGTGCATGGCAATGCCAATTTCGCTGTTGCCAATGCGTTGACCCAGTGAGCTTTTTGCAGGAATGCGATATTGCACTGTGTTGGGTTTGAACACATAGTTGCCGGCTTCTAGTGGAGGTGTGGTCTGATACAACAAATCACCTTGTACATAACCACGAAAGTTGGCAGGCAATGCTGCTTCTAGTACAGGAAACAATCTAGCGTAAGTTTGTATCAGCGCAGATCTATCCCCTGTTCGTGTGTTTTGTATATCAGCCATCATTCGGGGACTTGTGGCCAGGCCGTCATAGCCCTTGGCTTCAAACCCAGATCCATCTGTGAGCACAAACTCACCGGTGTCAGGTTTGCGACCAAAGTACACAGCAGGCATGCCGTCCCATTTCACACTGGTTGTGGTTCCTGGACTGGCAGCAGCCTGGTCAAGAATGCTCAATGCTTCTGCAGCACCACGTGATCCTTTGCGAAACACCAGATCTTCCAGGTGTTCAATGCCCTTGGCTCTACCACCCACATTGCCTTCGTCGGCTTCATAAATTTGATAGGGATTGGCTGCTTCACGTTCTACCAAGGGCTGCATGCCTTGGTTCACAATTCTATCACGCAGTCGTGCCAAGAAGTAAGTGTCTGCATCTTCTGTCACCGCATCAGGTTGTTGTAGACCTTCTTTGGTCAAGTACTCACGGAAGTCTTTGATCTTGGCTTCTCGGTCTTTGTCCTTGGCCAAGGCAGCAAATATAGTTTCCACTGTGCTGAGATTGTCTCTTGTGGCTCGTGATCCAAGAATCATACGTGCTGCTTCGTCAGGATCCATGGTCAACAATTCATTGCTGGTTCTACTGAACATGCCATTGGCACCCAGTTTGAGTCCGTAGTGTTTGGCAATACTGCTCATCAACACAGCACGGTTCATGCCTTTGTATGCTGACCCTGCGCCTTGATTGTAGTAGAATGTGCCCCAGTCCAAGTTGGGAAAGAACATGAAGTCTGTTTGTACATAGCCCAAGTCAGGACGTCCTTGTATGGGTGTGCGCAGGTGTACTTCTCCGCCCTTTTTGATCCACTCTGCTGGAGGCAGTTTGTGGCTCACAATCCATTGTGTTAGTTTGGCGGCCAATTGCTCTTTTGATACTTGGTTGGCATCCACTGCCAAGTCCATGTCTCCTGATGTAGGCGCTTTGCCAGTTGACCCCAGCCAACGTTCACGTGGGAATTCTATGCCGGTGAGTTGTTCAAGCCAGGCCACAGTGGCCGGAACATCGCTTTGATTGATTCGACCAGTGAGTGGATTGCCTTCTGCATCCTTGAACACATTGCCGCCTTCTAGTAGTGTGCGTAGAGTTTTCATGGGTTTAATTTTTTTAATTCTGCGGTAATAATCTTTATTAATTCATCTTGTACTGGGTCTGCTGCACCATTCAGTCGGGTACCGTTTATTATAACATCTCCCGCAGCATCTACGTTGATAACTGGCTCACGACTGGTAGGGGTTGGCATGAATGATCTAATTATTTTGGCCATTGCAATATGTATTGGTGTGGTATTCAATGTGGTATTGCCAATTTTTACACTGCCTGTTGCACCTGGTCCCACCACAATCGTTGGCATTCTTTGCATGGCCTGTTTGTTGACAGAATTAAACTGCATCAATGACCTTATATCATATGTGACTTTGGAAAGATTTCGCCATTGTTGGAATTGCCCTTGTGCAGTAGAAGAAGGTGAATTAAAATTTAGAATAGCCTGAATACTGCTGTTTAATCGAGACAATTGAATACTTGCTTCAGATTGTGCTTCGTTATCTACATATTTAGGCAGTTGAGCAGGATCATTGCCCAACTTGTTGTCTAGGAAATATCCATAAACACGACTCATAAAATTGTCTGACAGTGATTGTTTAACAACTGGGGGCAATGCACCGGGAGTATCCACGCCAGAAGATTTCATGGCATTTGTTAGTGTTTGATTCCATCGAGTCAATTCGTCTGCGGCCATTTGATTGATCAAGGGATCTGCGGCAGCAGCAGCCTTGGCTCGCCTGTTGCCGCCTGTGTCCTCTGGTCTGGTCAATCCAGCCTGGGCAAAATTGTAAGCATCTAATTTGTCGCCCAACGCACCAATTGTGGCACGAGAAAACCAGCCGGCTTCTTGCATGGGTTTTTTGGCAGTGATTTCAAAGATCTGCATTGGTTCTCCTGACGCTCCGTGAGAATTTGCTGGTGTCTCTTTGACGTATTGCATTCAGCAGTTTGCGCTGAAGATTTTCTGCTTGTTCAGCGGAAAATTCAGCGTCAATTTGTTCCAGCAAACGAATGGCTGTTTCTATTAGATTGCTGGCGCGAGTTTCAATGATGGCTCTGCGATCACGTTCGATGTACAAGCTGTCCAGTTCTTCTAATATGCTTCTAGTTTTCTTTTGCATTTGCTCAAGGGCCTTTGGATTATTTAGTGGAAACGTCTTTGCAATAAATATCTAATACAAGGAAACAGTATGACTAGCCAAATCAATCCCGCTGATATCGACGGTAATTATCCCATTGCAGGGGTGAGCAACAACACTCAGGGCATGCGTGACAACTTCACCAATACTCGAACAAATTTTCAATATGCTGCAGATGAAATAACTGACCTGCAGAACAAGGTTGTGCTCAAGGCTGCACTCACAGGCACCACCCTGGACAACAATCTTGGCAACAACGTGGTGTACAATGCTCTGGTCAAAGGCATTTCGGGCACAGTTGTGGCCATTGCCAACACTTCGGGCACAATCACAATAGATTGCAGTGCTGGGCCTTATCAAAGCATCAACATGGCTGGCAACATTGCGTTGAGTTTTACATCAAACACTTGGCCCACTGCCGGCACCCTTGGTGTGGTGCGCACGCAAATCACTGTGGATCAAGTGGGACGCACATTGACTTTGCCCAACACAGTCAGCAACGGCATTGTTGGCATACAAGGATATGCCAGCAATGTGATCACATTTGCCAACACCGGCACTTATGAGTTTGGATTCTCAACCACCAACGCTGGCAATGCCATCACAATCGTTGATTTTAATCGTCCGTTGAATTACTACACAAATGGTGTGAACATTGCTGCCAACACTGTGAGTAACAGTTCTGTGTCCGGTGCACTGACTGTGGCCGGCGGTGTGGGCATTCAGGGCAATTTATATGTCAATGGAGATATATTTGGTAATGTCACACTGACTGATATCTCTGTAAACACTGTGACTGCTGTGGGTAATGTGGTAGGTGGTAATGTGGTAGGTGGCAATATATTAACAGGCGGAATAGTCAGCGCTACTAGTAATATCACAGGTGGCAATATTACTGCGGTCACTGTGGTTACTACACCAAGGATTGTAACCAATAATATTAGATCTGATGATTCAAGTTTTGTCACAATAGAAGATGGAGTAAATGTTGAACAAGGATTAGTAGTTACTGGCAACATCACAGGTGGCAATGTCATCACCGGTAATGTAAACACCACAGCATTGAGCCTGAGTGGCAACATAATATCTGCGCTCAATGCTAGTTCAAGCATTGCAGCTGGCACCACAATATCTGCCGTGGGCAACGTCACTGGTGGCAACGTGTTGTCAGGTGCTGTGATATCTGCTGTGGGCAATGCTACCATACTGTCAGGTACTGCTGTTCCTGCAGGTGGCGCAACTGGTGCTGGTTACAAATTATCAAGCACCACCAATCTTGGGGTGTTTTTTGGATCTGATGTACCCACATTGAGTGCTGCTCAAGGATCGCTGTATTTGCGCACCGATGGCTCAACCACAAACAATCGCATGTATGTCAATATCAACGGTTCAACAACTTGGACTGCTGTGATTACTGCGGCTTAACCAGTTTTGATCTTGCCCAACAGTTGTTTTAGTTTGGCGCTTTGAACGTCTGCTGTGATTAGTACTTTAACTTTTTAAATCAATTGATTTTTTATCTGTGACCAAGTGTCTTCTCGATCAGGATCATACGGTGTCCATGTGATTTGATTGATGATTGTTTCTAATGTTTTTTGTCGTTGACGATCAATAACAATATCGACATGCGGAAGAATTTCTTCAATTAACCAATAAAAATGCACAATTGGTGATGGCTGTACTTGATTCTGTCGAGTTGATTTAAATCTTGTACTACGACTAAAGTTGTCCTGCTCTACCGTGCTAGTATGAATTATACGACAATTTACGTTGTTGCAAGTGTGCGATACCAATGTTTGATAAACTTGTTGCCTACGAGCATGTTGTTGAGACTGTACCAACCGCGTATGATAATTTTTTATTTCTTGGTTGGTACTTGCACTGCTCAACCACCATGACCGATTGCCAAGATCAGTGTTGACATTAAAATGATACACTGGATCATTGCTTATAGTTGATTGCCAAGAATCATCTTGTAACATTTTATCAAATCTTTCGGTATATGGCCATTGAAAAATTACAATATTGTCTTGCATGTCTTTTATTAGATCAACAAATCCTGACACTAAAAATTCAGAGCCAGCACCAATTCCTGCTGTATTGATCACTTGATATTGCGGTGCCAATGCTTGTAAAATTTGAGGCCATTCAGGCCAGATATGACCGGTTGCAAATCCATCCCCAAAACAAAAAATTTTATTCATATTAAAACCGTTGATCAAAAGTTTTCAAATGATGATCTATCTGATTCCATAACTGAAAAGTGTTGCTAGGATAGTTGTCACTGTCAAACAATGCTCCGTCAAATACCCCAATGGTTTGTGTCAACATACTGTTGATCAATGCTTGTTCACAAATATTGCTATTAAACTCAATATTATTTCCCTTAAATGTTTCATGCACAATAGTTTTACATTTACAATAAGATTGCCATCCTTGATTTTTTAGTAAAAAACTTTCAAGCAGGAGTGCTAATTTGTGATCTGGAACAAATGTTGTGTTTAAAAAGTTTGATAGTTTGTATAATACATGATAAAATTCATCGATATCAAACAAACTTTCCATAGGAAAATTAAACGCAGGAATCTCTTGCCAACGCCAGTTACCTGGGTATGCATACCCGTTTTCTTCAAAGTTCAATTTAGAATACCAGTTGTTTCTAAACGCATGCGGTATGTTTTTTATTGTATTGGATATTTCTTCGTTTTTTTTCTCTGCTGGTATATCCCCCGCACGTTCAATTATATTAATTTGATAAATCCATTTAGCGTAATCATTCAAAATAGAAATTCTAATAACTTGGTTAGGAGTATCGGAATCAATATTAAATTCACTATAATGTTTTGCTGTTACCACACGATTAGACATATATTTTGAATTTGATCGTATGCAATGACTTGCTCCCAGGGTATTAAAGATATTTTTAACACGAGGACCTTTGAATAACCAAGTGTTTATTACATATTCTAAAAAATGTCCATGGCTACCACTGAAAAAATCCAAATAAATTTTCATGATGTTTTGATCTTTCCTAATAGTTGTTTTAGTTTGGCACTTTGAACGTCTGCTGTGACCTTGGCAGGCTCCGTACTGTCCCATGGAGGTGTGTCTGACTCGCCACTAGCCGTGCTAACTTGACTGCGGGCTTTGATTGAGTCCATAATGGATGCAGATGGCTTCTTTGAATAAGTGTCGCCATCTTCTCCGCCTTCGTCAGTAATGCGCATTGTTTCAATGTTGTACTCCAAATCAATTTTTTGACCAACGCCGGTCGAGCTCCGAGACTTCATACACTGTATCTGATACTTGCCACGCTCTTTCATGGCACGTGAAGTAAAGATACCAAACACGTTGTCTGCTGTGTTAATTTTGGATATACCACCTGAGATGTGACTGTGATCAAATTCAATTTCTTCCACGGCCGATCGATTCAACTGACTTGCAGTCACCATGAGTATGCCCAATTCCTTGGCCAGGTTACGTAGTTCTTCTGAAACATATTTGTCTTTGACAAACAAGTCGTTGGGACTGACTTTGGCACTAACAGGCATCAGCAAGTCCAAGTAATCAATCATCACAAAGTCCACACGTTTGCCTGTTTGTATTTGATACTCTTTCAAGTACGCACGTATGTCGTTGATATTGCTTTGTGCTGGTAATCCTTTGACTTGATAGTTGCCTGACTTCTTTGCAACTAACTTGACCTTGAGTTCTGTGGTATCAATATCCCGGCGAATGTCCTTGGTACTCATGTTGGTCAACATAGCATCTGTTCGCAAACTTGTTAGTTCTTCACTCAGTTCCAGTGTGATGTACACACCGCTCAACCCCTGTTGCAACCAGTTCAAGGCAATGTTCATCATCACAAGTGATTTACCTGAACCAGATCCACCAGCAAAGATGTTGAGTTCACCACGACTGAATCCACCGTACAACAACCTATCCAGTTGTGGCCAACCGGTTGACACTTGTCCGCCTGAGTTGAAATATTTGTTGATACGGCCTGCTGGATCTGCAAAATAGTCTGTGCCCATGTCCCGGGTCAACGATATTTGTACAGCATCTTTGATCAGTTTCTCCACAGGCTCAAAGTCACCCTTTTCCAGCATGTCTGCGGCTTTGAGAATTGCACGTTCTAGTTCTTGACGTTTGGTAAACTGTTCGAATTCGCCCATGAACCAATCAAAGTGGCCTTCGTTTAAGTCAGGCACTGCTTGTAGTCGAATGCCTGTGGTGGCAGAGATCTGCGTACGGTCAGGCAAGGTCTTGTGTTTGTCACTGTGTTCTTTTATGAACTCGGCCGCAGGTCGCAGACTCTTGTCAAAATTCTGCGGGTTGTAGATGTTCTGCACACGCACATAACTCTGTGCATCTTCCAACATCATTTCTAAAAATAATCGTTGAACGTCAAGTCCGTATTCTTTTAACAAGTGCTTTTTTCCTTAGTTCAATTTTAATTCTACTGGTCTCTCGCGATTGCATTATAGTTAGTAGGGCTCCTAATCGGCCCAACTTTATCACAGCATCATTAACATCTTTGCAGCCGTTGGGCCAATCAGGTATGCTCACTGCCCAGCCCAGTTCCAGTGCGCGATCAACGAGTTCAACGCCTGCCTGATCTTGATCCGGCACCACTGTTATCTGTTTGTCTAAACTGCGTATCAATCTAACTTGTGCATCACTTATGGTATTGTGCATCACTGCTACACCACCTATGCTGAGTGCATCAAATATGCCTTCTGTGACTATGACATGTTGCCAATCTGAGTGCTGTAAGTCTACCCCAAACACATAACCCGGTTGACTGTCACTGATGAACTTGGGTTGTTTGTCATCTAAAAATCTACAGGTGTATCCCACAATCTTGTTGTCGTAGGTGAATGGTATGACCACATGCAATCTTGTCCAGTGTATTCCATCATTTTGTATCTGCACCATGACCGGAAAGTCTTCTGGCACATGTCTGCCACGCACGTAGTCCCAATAGAACTTGTGTTCGGGTGTCAGCAGTTCAGCAAAAGGTGGCAAGTCTCTTTCTTTAAACGACACACCACTCAGTGTGTTCCACATTTGTTGCCGATCTTCTAAAATGCCATTGATGCTTCGATGCCGCAGACTTTCAAGATTCAACATCTCTATTTCTACTTCGGGAACATTCATCCAGCCCAGGAGTTTTCGAGCCTTGTAACTTACAGTACGACCTAATATGAAACTGGCTGTGTATGCGCAATTGAAACAGTGATAACTCCAGCCCGCCTCAGTGGCTTTGAGTCCACCACGTCCTCGTCGATCCTGTGTGCTTCCATTGTGCTGACAACACACTGCATTGAAACTCAACCAGCCACTAGGTGTCTGTTTCTTTTTTGCAGGTAGATAAGCAAGGATATCAAGCATCTGTTGATTGTAACAGATTTATCAAGCAAATGCAATGCTTAACGATAAAAGATATTGGTAACGTAGCCAGTTGTGATCAACACTGTAACAGCCTGTGCTTCGGTGCCACCAAAGTTAAGTGGCAAATAACCTGATCCGCCGTTTGTCACAGTGATTTGTCCAATGCCGCTGGGACCTGTGAATGGTGCAGCAACAGCAGTGGCACCAGCACCGTTGCCCAAGATTTGAACATATGGTGCAGCCATGTACCCCAAACCAGCGTTGTTCACAGCAATGCCAGTTACAACTCCATCAACCACTGTGGCAGTTGCACTTGCACCATAGCCTTGGCTGTTGTTGATGGCCAGTCTTAACAAGGGATGAAAGCCCACAACATTGATGTAAAAGGTACCAGACTCGTCAAAATACTCGCGGCTTTCTGTGACATCTACCCAGACAGCTTCGTAATCCTGTGCTGCCTGTACTTTGAGTGTACCGGTGTAATGATCCAGATCATACTTGATTGTGGTCAAACTGGCACCTGTGGTGTTGATATAACTTGAGTAGTATTCTGTAAGATAATTGCGTGACAGTGGCTGTGGGTTCAATGCCCAGTCTGGGTAAGAACTTGGTCCAGGCTGTGGCCACGAATTTTTGCCATTTATCGTGGGAATAGTCACAGGTTGGCTGGCAATGAACTCGGGCAGCACACTGTCCACAATGTCACAGTCGGCCCTAGCGCCAGCATTGTCGTCTGTAAATGCGGCTTGTACGTAATTGCCTTGTGTTCGCTCAATGCTGTAACTGCCGGGTTGTGCCAGGATATTGATGGTGTCTGCTGTGTCCAGTACAACTTTGACTCGGCCTAAACTGGCACTGAGCACAGTCATGTCTTTTTCGATCAGTAATTCATCACCAGTTTGGTTCAACAGTCTGAATCGAAATGTGCTGCCCGTGATGTTCACAGGTTTTTGGTCTTGATTGATGAATTCAAACAACAGCACGTTGTCTACACCTTTGTTAACAGTTAAAGTTTTTGCGTACACTGGGTCGTACCTCGCAGTAAAGTATCCACCACTGGTGTCAATCAAAAGTACCCGAATGATTTGTTGATAGATATAGACAGTAGTTGAATACATGTTCTATTTATCGAGGCACAGTGCTTGTATTGTGGCCTCAAAATCTGTAAATTCTTGTTGGGCCACAGCACTCAAGTTGTGAATGTGTATCTGATTTTTCATGCAGATTGCCTGAAGTTGATCACGGTTACCGACCCAATCAAAATCTTTTAACTTGATACACAACTCAGCAACCATTACAGCACGGTTTTTGTAGTCAGGCTCTTGGTCATAGCTTTCGTCCCATAGCGTGTCAAAGGTACAAAACCCTAGATTTTTTACGTGCTGTAAAAATCCCTTACTACCGTATATCACAAATGGTTGCCCAATCAACAAAGGTTTTATGGTTTTTTCTGTCATAAAAAACACATCTATTGTTACATCACTTTCTAACACTAAGTTGAAATAACTCATGTTATGTGCTGCCATGCTAATTAGTTTCCAATAAACAAAACCAGGCTCTTTTCGTATATGAGCAAACTTTGATTCAAATATTTGTGGCAGTCTTTCAGCAGAGAAATCAGCACTGGAAGTGTCTATTACGTCGGTTGCATCGATGCTTCTACCATAATCTTGACCATTATACCTAAAAATAAAACTGTCTTTTTCTAAGTTGTCAACCAGGGTATTTTTAATTATTTCTCTCTCACCTCTATGTCCGGCAATGGTGGTTGACAAACAGGGTTTGGGGTAGTCAAATGTATATGTTCTGTTTATGTAATAATACCAAGACTTTGGGTCAACATAATCTTCTAATAGATCAAACAACAAATGAGAATACCAAATTGGGGTATAATTGATGGGTAGCTTGATTTCAGTCTGATCAAACCACGGAACAAACAGTAGATAGTGTTTGTTTTTATCGTAATTGTTGTATACAGAAATATAGTGCAGGCCTTCGTTGAGAGAATCAATCATAACAATTGGACACTGACAGGCATTGATTTGTTCGATATCTCGGTCCTTAAAACAAGGAATCCTATATCCTTGTTCAGTAAAATCAATAACGGGTGTTCGAGTTCGATCTACAAATAACTTGCTGGTATGCCAGGCGCGATAGCGTGTAATAAAGTTTTTGACCTCAACTGACCGGGTGTCTATGGTAATTTGCATGATAATAATATTTAATGATTTTGGTAAGCGGTCAAACTAATACATAAATATTCTCGTATTATGGGAAACAATATTTTTGAGAAACTAGCAGAAAAATATCCGTTCATTACCTTGTGTGTATATGCCAATCAAGAATACGTGGGTATTGTGCAAAACAAGGATGACGCTGTTACAACCATCTACGACTTTGGTACTGTGCTCACGCAACAAGACAAATTACAGTTTTTGGAACTGGCCAACACTTGGTGGTGGGAAAGCAATCGTAGCATACCCATCAACATATTCCTGCGTGGGGACTGGGAAAAGTTTCGTTCGACCCTGCGCACATTCTCCAACAAAGATCTAGAAATACTACATGGCCCTGTGTGCAGTTTGATAGACATAGCTCGCAAAAAGAGCAAAAGAAAGAGCATTACTTTGGTGAGAAGAATAGACTGATCAGTTTAAGAGATTCATATGTAACGCCACCAAGGCTGCATAGGAAATAGAATGGCTCTTCTTGAACGTATATCCACGCGATTCATCCCCATCCCACACTGACGCAAACACTTCGTCCCAGGGCCGTCGCTGTAGGTGTGCTTTGCCTGGTCTGATAATTGAGATGAAAGCAGCCATCCTGGGTATGGAGTCGGGCTGCATTGCTGCCAACAAATCCACATAGTTGCCCACGTGTACCAACTGACTGGCCCAGGGTCTGTCTGTCCACAGTCGTGACCATGGAGGTGCGGCTGACAACATGGTTTCGTAGTGTGCGGGATCTTGGATCAACTGATACACACTCATGTTCAACAGGTCAATTTTGAAGTAGCCACGCTGTTCTGCTGTTTCGTAATCGATGGCAGCACAGCCATGTTCAGGATCTTGCGGAATGTCTGTGATGTAGATACCCGAGTTATGTTTACGCGGCTTTCCATCCACAACTTGTCTAGCAGGTGTGTGACGAATCAGTTCTAGGATCTTAGATCGATCTGGGCAGTCAATGTCAATGTCTGCACTCATGTTCTACACAATGCCACAATGGTTTTTAATTGTTGTTCAGATTCCCATACTGCGTTCAAGGCATCTGCCACAGCAGGATACTGTTCAGCCATACGCCGTGCTTCTGCTTCTTCCTGCATTTTTTTACGTGCCCAGTTCATGATTTCTTCAGCTTCTGGACTCAAGCCCACAGCGGCAGTACCACCTAGGGGCAACCACGATGACCCATCGTATACCTGCGTTTGATTGTTGTAATATCTAAGCATACCCGAACTGGGACTACCAGGATTGATGTAAGTGCCGCCGACTGTGCTGTGTGCTGTGACAAATGAATTAGTTGAATAAATGTTTGTGATCATATCACCATCCTGCTTGTTTCAATATTTCTCGAGCGTATTCTGCATCTGCGGCATAGTCTGCGAATTTCTTTTGCCATATGTCACTATCTATGTAAGGCCATATCATGGCCACTTGGTCGGCGGTGAGTTCGCCCAGGAACTTTTGTCCCGACTCACAATTGTAAATCACCCAAGGACTGATGCGCCCTGTTGTGACAGCATAACACATGGCATGTGTGCTGCCATAACGCAAACAATCATTGGCGGGTGCTGAGTGAGTCTCACTCCAGTCTATGCCAAACTCCACTGCTCGTGCAAGTGCGTCTGCCACTGCTTCCACTTTCAAATAGTCCAACAGGTACTCAGTATAGATTTTGTCACTGCCCCAGTTGTCAATCTTTTTGTTGTGTTTGAGCAACCACTCTGTGAACTGTCTGGGATTGATTGCCTTTGTGCCTACACAGTATCTGCCAAATTTTACAAAGGCCCGGTAGTATGGTGAGTCCGCAAAGTCATCAAATGTTTTGAGCTTTGCCGAACCTTGTGCAATCTCATAGAACCGCAAGTAGGATTGAAAGCCCAGTTCAACACCACGTTCACTGCGTTCTTGTCTGCGGCGTTTGGGCTCACACAAATGCACCACAAGACTTTCTGCACGACGAAATGTTTTCTTGCAGTAGCCGCAAGTGAGTTCACTTAGTGTCTCGGCCATGGTCTCGGATGTATTGATCAAGTTCTTTCTTGGTGGTCATTGAGGCCAGCATGGCTATTTCATCTTCTTTGTATGTGGGAAACAACTCAGCCAGTTGTTTTTTGATACTGCTGGCGCCTGCACCTGTTTCTTTTTTCTTGGGTGAGATCCAGTTGTGTCTGGGTGTGCCCATGTTTGGACTTACTGTTGTGGCACACAGCCATTGCAGTTCAGGGTGTCGACTGATGTTGAAGAAGTGTTTGTTCAATCGTTCGTTGGTGGAAATCAAGTAAAACTCTTGTAGGTCCCGTGAACCTTCTACACAACTGGCCCAACGAATCATGAGATAGTTTGAAAACTTCTTGCGTTCTTCATCTGTGAGTTCGTGATAGAAGTTTCTGTTTTTGCGATCCAGTTGTCGCATTTCATTGGCAATGTTTAGTTTGTCGCTCACTTTTCTACCTTGATCAACTTGTATATCATTATAACACGTTCCAAGGCATCTTGTAAAGCAGGATTGGTCTTGGCCAGGCGCCGAATTTCGCCCCACATCTTACTTTCCTGGAGGTGATCAAACAAGGGCCTACCATCTGATGTTCTGCTGTCATAATCAATGTGATGTCCGTTTACTGGATCATATGCATAGCCCATTAGTTCTCTTGTGCTGGGGTCAGCACCTGACTCACGGGCATACACTTCATTGCCGTTGCGTTCGTAGATGTAGGTGGCGCCGGGTTTAAGAGTTCCCATACCGGTAGCCATATTGAGTGTGTGCCCAGCGCAGAAATCGTTCCAAGCCTTCCTGATCTTCAGGATAACTTTCCAGGTAAATTTTTACCATGCGAGTCAAGTTTTCAAACAGTTGTGGTTCAGTGTAGGGCATGTTACCAACTTTTGTTGTAGTCTACTATCTCACAGTTGCGACTGATGTCTTTCACAAAGTACACGCAGTCAGGATCAGGATCATCGTTTAATGGAACGGCCAACAACTGCCCATTCTTTAGCTTGGGTGCATACCATGACACTTCATGATAAACATCTAAAATTTCAATATCCGGGAATGACGGACGGAAACTTGTGAGTGGGTTAAACTGGAACACTCTAAAACCACGATCATTGATTGATGTCAAGGGCAATACTTCCAAGTCACCTACTTCAGGTTCGCCAATGAGTATTTGCCAGTCCATGGGCATCTTTATGGTGTTCTCTCCAATACGCAATACCAAGGCGGGTGCATTGAAACTTTCTAAAAAGATAAGTGGAATGAAATGATAGTCTGGCTCTTGTGGATTTGAATTGTCTAGTATGGCAAACCTCATGTCATCTACTTCTTCAGGCAAATGATCTAGGTCGTAATGGATGTTGTCAAGTGTTAGTATTCGCATGTTGTTATAATACAGGTTTGTGTGACAAAAGTCAACCTAATTTCATCCAGTCCAGTTTCTCTTGTGTAAAGGGATAGTTGGCTTCTTTGTAAAACTGTTTGCGCTTGGTCAAATGGCGCTTGGCAAACTTGCAAGTTGATGTTATGTCCCAGATTTGAACATGATCTTTGTCTTCTGCTTTGCGTATGCCACGTCCAATGCTTTGTATAACGCGGACAAAACTCTTTCCAGGTTCTACAAGAACCAGATTAAAAATCCTAGGAATATTAATACCAACAGCGGCCACGCCATATGTGGCCACAATAATTTTGTCTGTTGCGTCGGCCACTTCGTCATATTCTGCTTGCCTGTTTTTTGTTTTGGTTGCACCAGACACAAACACTGCCCGCTCACCCAGGCGCTCCACCAGTTGTCTGCCACATTCAGTGCGATCTACTAGCACTAGTGTGTTGCCTGTTTCATTGACTCGGTTTATCAAGTCGGCCATGGTATCCAAGCGTCCTGATTCTTCCAGTAAATATTTAAGTTCGCTTTGGTAATCTTTGTACTCCACATGATCAATCAGTTGCACAATGTTCACATGGCAGTTGGCCAACACACCTTGTTGTTGTAATTCGCTGGCACTGAGTTTACCAATTACCGGACCAAGACTCACAAGCAATGCTTGACTTTCAAACTTTTCCTTGGGCACAGTTCCAGTCAGTCCCCAGCGAATTGGCACTCTAGCCATCACACCCGTTAACAAGGTTTTTAGCGCATCTGCTTTGGCCATGTGTACTTCGTCCACAATAACACATACCACGTCTTCCAAAAACTCACCTATGGTACAATCGCCTATGCCGGCCTTGGTGTTCTTGAGCAGGTTGTTCAAACTTTGCCATGTGCATATTGTGTGTTGACGTCCGTATTCTTTTCGGTCGCCAAAATACACACCAACATCTTGCTCCATGTTCTTATAGTCTGCTTCAGTTTGAGTGACCAAGCTCTTGTTGGGCACAATAACAATGCTACGACCATAAGGTGTGACAGCATTGCTCAAGGCTGCTGTCATGATTGTTTTGCCTGCACCTGTGGCCACTTCTTGTATGCACTGTGGGTTGGCCAAGAAGTTGTTGATGATCTCCACTTGGTAGTCACGCAACATGATGGGTTCACCTGCTGCCGGGTGTGCTTTGGGCCATTTCACATGTTCAAAACTTGTTTCAGTCACTTGCTCAAAATTGAATGTGTTCGAATAGTCACGTTGATCATCTAGTTCAATGTCGTAGTCAAACTTTTCCAAGATGGGCATGATCTCTGGCAGCAGGTTCACATAAGTTGATCCACCTAGTTGGAAGTATGCTACCTTGCCATCCCACCGTCCTAAACGCACTGCCGGCAAATAACGTGCGGCAGGATTTTCATATTTAAATGCATTGACCAAGGCCTTGCGAACATCCAGGTCCAGACCTTCAATCTTGATGTTTACTTCGTCACGTATCTGTATGATGCATTGTTTCATTGTATGCTTACTTCACGCACAAGTTGTCGTGACCTTATTTGGGATATTAGTTGTTGTTGAGTTCCAGTGTATTCTAAATCTGCCACAGGAAATCGCAATGGTAGTGCTTGTACATTATACACATTTTCAATGCTGTGAGCAAGAAAAAATTCTTGATGTTGCTGAATGTATTGTTGCATGCTGGGTAGTTTTTGATTCAAGTCCCAATCATACAATGCCACATTGAAATCTGCGCTGTAGTGACCAAATGGCTTAAATGCACTATCACTTATGTATATATCATTGTCCTGCGCAAGGTCTTCCACAGTCTTGCCAATCTCACAGTAGTTGAGATATACTGTGCCAAACTTGACTTCAAGTTCTCCATAAGTTTTCATTGTGTCAACATCCAACTGTTGGGTCTTGGGCATACCAAACCAAGTGCAAACAAACCTTGGGCAAGGTGCAGCCATGGCTGCTTCGCATCTGTGTACTGCTAAATTTAAATTTGCTAATGATTGTCTAACTGTGTCAGGTGCTGAGTGCCAATATTCAGATGTTTGTTGATCTAGTAGACCGTGGTAGCGTTCAAATATATTGTGCAAATAATTGAGACTATCTTGTGTGTATTCAAACTCTCGATCAATAATTGGATCATGTGCATTGATTATGGCAATGCATTGTTGAATCATGTCAACTGCACGTTGTTGTTCTTGTTGAGCAGTGCCAAATCCGTAAAATCTATCTGGATTGTCCATGGTCCAGGCATGACGTTGATGCATACGTTCCAACCATAGTTCAGCTAACGGGGTTGATCTTATTTGAAAACGTAGTTCAAGATCATGGCTTAATTTGATTACAAGGTGCTGAGACATAGCACAGTATATACTCTTACAATGCACAAGTCAAAAAAACAGGCTCCGAAGAGCCTGTTATAAAAACCCGGGGCGGAGCCAACCAATCCCCGGGGTAAAACTCAATCAAGTAACAAAATAAGAAATGCTAATAAGAATGCAAAGCCAATGTGCCCTAAAAATATTAACAGTAGCACAATAAGCCAAGCCATGTCAGGCACTCTTCATGCATGTAGTCTCAGCCATGCGCTTCCAGTTGCCTTCAAAGCTCTTGCGCAAGTCTGCGATCTTCAATGCCATACGCAAGCTCATCTCACGCAGGCGATTTTGGTTTGCTTCCATGAACTCAACAATCTCGTCTTGCACACAGGGTTCAAAGTCATACTCTTGGAACAACACACCGTCCTTGGCAATCTGCTTGATACGCAACACTTTGTCACGCATGGTGTCAAGTGTCAAGTCAAGATAGTGACAGCGTGATTGCAATGCATCCAAGTGATCACGCAATTTTTGCGACTTCATGCCATCAAACTTCAAGTTGGTAATAAAAATTACACTACCTTTGAACTCGAAACGATCTGGAATGCCTTCGCGGCGCAGAGCACTGGATTCTGACAACCATGAAATGGTACGCTTCTTGCCGGAGTCCAATGCACCCTTCAGCAAGTTCAAGGCCACGTCGTCAAGCAAAATGCTGTCACAGTCATCAAACACCAACACACAGTTGTCGTCTGAGTATTTGTACAGGGTTTGGTACAAGCCAATGGGTGTTGCACTACCTTTGACAACTTCGGCACGGAGGCGCTTGCCTGCCAATTTGTCAAACAATGTGGCTTTTTCGATCTCTTGTTCCACGCCAAAAGATTTGCCAACTCCGGGAGGACCTGACACAATCATAGCACGGATGTCGC